TCATTGCTTACGCGCCGGTCTCGCGCGGCGCATCACCCGGATGCACCGCATGCGCTGAGCTTCAGTCAGCGGTTCCTTGCTCACGGCAATAGCCTGTTCAATCACTACCTCCCTCACAGCGTCCGTGTCTATTGGTGGCGCCTCGTCTAAGCGATCGAGAACCCACGCGAACCCGAGTTTCTCCGCCGTCGTTCTGCCTCCCAGCATGCAACCGTCTCCATCATGCTTAAAATATCGATGTACTCTGTGACCGAGGCCCCTTTGTGCTCTATGCAGTGCATGCCCACGAAAAGGGTCTCATTCCACCGGCCTTGCTTTTTTAAGACGCGCATCAAAGCGCGATAAGGTGGCCTGTCCCGCCAACCGCGTATCTGCCGGAGGTCAATGTGCTGCACGTCCAGCGCCCTTAGAGCCTCGCGCAGGGGCCGGGCGCGCAGCGTTGGGTCTGTGACCTGTCGGACTTTCCCGAAATCGGAACCCTTCGGTGGTTACCACCATCCTGTTGAGGATGCCAGACGCGCGCAACCGCTGGTCCACCGTCAGCGGCTGGTGGTGCTGCACGATCAGGTCCATCAAAGCAATAGTGGCTACCTCCATGCACGCGCGCAGATTCAGTTCCGGCACGCCCTTGTTGATGTCGGATAGCAGGTCAGCAAAGCCAAACAGATCGTCAGTCTCACTCATGCGTTGCCTCCATCGAGCCGCACGAGCCTAAACGACGATGTGCTTTCAGGCAAATCAGGATGAAAAATCCGGACAACAAAAAAGGGCGCTTTCGCGCCCTTTTTCTCGTCAGTCCTATCCCTAGGACTGAAGTCCTAGAGAAACGATAATGACGCCGTATCTATGCCAACTAGCCCGAGGTAGTCGGCGGCGTTGCCGAGACTTGATGCCGTATTCGTTAGGCTGATGAAACCATATCGTGTCATGAACGAAACGACCGGCTCGAACGTTGCGGGATCGATAACAACTCCCGAGGAGGTCAGCGGAACATACGGGCAGTAGAACGCTGCCGCGTCGATGTCATTGCCCTTGTATCCAACGAGTACCGGTGTCGAGTCAGCCGCATACTGGTTGCAGTAAACGCGCAGAGCGTTGTTCAGCGTGCCAACGAACTTCGTGTTGGTCGGCGCCTCGAAGGTGCCCTCGGTAGTACGAGCAAATGCTGAAGTCGTCGCGGACTGAAGGATCGTCAGCGCGGTCGGAGAAACCACCGCCCAGTTACCAGCGCCACGACGCGTGCGCGCGGCAATCAGGTTGCACTGGCGGTTAATCAGAATCGCCAAAGCTGCATGAACGTCACCGACGAAAGTTGGTGTTCCCGTTACGTTGCTCATTGCGAAAGTAGAAGTTGGAGAACCGGGAAGATTAACCAAGTAATTCAAGATTTCCTGGTCGATTTCGGCGGTGATCTCCTGAGCCAGCGCGGCCATGATTTCCGCTTCAATATCGAGACCTTGCTGCGCCTGAGCGTCTTGAGCCGCTTCCAGCGTCCAGCGGGCTGCCAGCTTGCGGGTCTTGGCTTCAACGACTTCTTTCAGAATCTGAATGGACAGACGCTGGCCACCAGTGCCTTCAAGCTGGGTGGTGTTCGTCGCCGCCGGAGTTGCAACGTTCTGATTGCCAGAGTAGTACGCGGCGATGTTGAACGGCCCCAGCGCCTCTGCACCAGCGGAGATACCACCACCAGCAGACGGAGTCGTATCCGCGTACCGCACGCGCAGCGTATGAATCTGGGCGACCGGCCCAACCATCGGCTGCACGCCAATGATTTCATTTGCAATCACCGTGGGCATCACGCGGCGAATAACCGGCAGAATAACCTTATTCAGCGTCGCAACGTTGGAGGCGTTGGTCGCGCCGGTCGTCGCGGTTTCCATCAGGCGCAACTCGCGGCGGGTATTCTCCAGCACGGTGTCCATCATCTGCTTCTTATTCGGATTCGGGCTGCCGTCCTGGTTGTGGGTCAGATCGCGGCCTTCGCACAGCGCGGCCTTGGTCTGCTTCCACTGAGACTCAAATAGCTTGTTCATTAGTGTGAACTCCTTAAATACCTAAAAATATTTACTTCGTGATACCGGCGAGGCGCAGAACCTGCGCGATGTCGGGATCGTTGTCAGTAGTCGTCCGCTCTTCCTCAACAGCTTCGGCCAGCCGGTTGGCGCGCTGGTTGCCGGTCACGACCGACGACTGCTGCACGGGCTTGGCGGGCTGTTGCTGACTAGCTTCGCGCAGCGGGCGCTTGGCCGACGGCTTGCCGTGGTTCTCGTCGAGAACAACAGGCAGCAGCTTGTTGAATGTGGCGCGCAGAGCGTCGGTCTTCACCGTCTCCAGCATGCCCTCCATGATCGAGCGCTTCTCGCCGCGCAGGTTCATGAGCAGTTCGCCCATCACCTTGGTACGAGCGGCACGATCCTCAGCCAGCCGCGCCTTGCGGGCGACAATCTGGCTTTCCTTGGTGGCCTCATCCAACTTGGTCTTGGCGGCAGCCAGTTCCTGCTCGCGCGCTTCCAGGACGTGCTGGAGCTTGCGCACCTCGGTGCCCTCGGCCAAATACGACGTCATATATTCTGCCGCGACCGCCTCGAAGATGCGCCGACCGAACATGTTCTGCCGGTTCTTCTCCAGGTCCTCGTGCAGTTGCGCCATCTCGCGCTTCAGCGTCTCGTTGATGTGCTTCTCGACCTTGATCGCCGCCTCTTTCACGAACCGCTTCTGCGTGGCTTGCAGACGCTGCTTGCCCTCAGTCACCAGCTTGAGACGGGTGTTGATGAGCGCCTTATGATCAACAAGGAATTCTTGCATTTCCTTCTCGACCTGCTTGACGACGAATTCGTCGATCTTCTTGAATCGCGCCTTTTGCTCGGTGGCCAGCGATGCCTTCGCCTCTTCCAGCTTGTCGGCATAGGCCATTTGCTCAGCAAGCAGCGCCTTGCGCTGCTCACGCAGCTTCAACACCTCATCCTTCAGCTTGGCGGTGACGACGGTGCGCGCGGCATCCGTGTTCTCGGCCAGCTTGTCCTTGAATACCTTGCGGGATTCCTTGATCGCCTTGCGGAAGGCGGTGCGTGCTTCGGTGAACTTTGCGATCACCTGCGCCTTTTCCTCTTCCTGCTTGCCGATCGTGTCGGTCAGCATGCGGTCGATTGCTTCGACGAGGTTCTCTTTGTCGGTTTCATAACGTCGAGCGAACTCTTCGCGCACAGTCATTTCTGCTTGTTCGCGGACTTCCTCGACCTTTTTATCAAATGCTTCTTGAAGCGAAGCGACCAACTCCTTGGGGAGCGTCTCTTCGCCAAGAATCTTGGAAATGGAATTATCCATCAAGGCCAATCTCCTTTGTAATTTCTATCTCTTGGTAGAGATGAGTGCCGTGCTTCCGGAAAATGGCGATAGGTAAAGGCATAATTATAACTAGTTCCGTACTACGGCCTGAAATTCGTTCCAGAAGCCTTGCTTCTCGGGAATATTTAACATTGCTGACGCAAAACAGTGCGCCAAGGTGTAAAAACAAATAGAAATCGGTTGACGCGGCTTTGTCGCTTCGGTATCCGGCCCTTGGAGAGACATGCGATGCAAGATGATCCGCCCGATGCCCGTTCCGTTGATGTCATCGAGATGCAATGGAAGAACTTACTCGACACCTTCAGCACCTTTGTCTACGACGCCTACCCACCGGATCGCGCCGTGGAACTTCACTTGCGTGCGATCCACAAACTGCTGGAGCACGCGTTGTGTTCTGAAGAGGCGGGGGCTAATGGTGCGGCGAAGACGCAGACGGTGCTGGGAAACCTACTGGCCTTCACGCGCGCTGCTTTGTGGAGCCTCGGCTACATGAGCATTGAGGTCGCCCGCGAGTGTCATCTAGCGCGAGGAGAGACGCGTTGAGCAACGCCGTACGTAACTATCAGTTCGACGACATCCCGATCCCTGAGAGCATTGACGCCAAGGACCCGGGTGGGACAATCCCGGCGAAAGATTTTCCGATTACGCCGGTCGAGGCATGGTTGATCCTGCGCGGCTATCACGTCAAGCCGCGCCAGGGGATTAACGTGGAAACCTTATTAAACGCGCCCGGCCGCATGGAGCTAGCCGATGGCTATGTCTGCCTCAAGAAGTGACAAACTGCGTCAACTAAGGTGAGCTTCACCGTCCACGACTTCACTCCGAAGCACTAAAACTCGGATCGACCTAAATATTCGACAGAATATTTGGTCGATCCATGCGTTTCAGATTTCTTTTAGCCACGGTTCTGGCATTTGTCCCCGCAGTTACATTCGCTCAATCGACGACTCCGGTTGTACCGGGCACGCTGCCGTTATTCAGCACAACGTCACGCGGTGTTGTGCCGCCGACGACCTCGACCACCGGCAAATTGTTGACCGATGGCGGGTGGGCTAGCGCGCTTGGCACGACGCAGATTGGCACATTAAGTGGCACGGCCCCTGTCGCCAACTCGCTGACATCATCGGGATTGCAGTGGTTTGGCGGTGCGACCGTACGTTCAGGCGCCACCACTTGGGTCGGCACGCATACCGACATGAACTATTTCGACACCACCTCCACATTGGAGTCGATATCCTCGACCGGCCAGATCGCCATCGTGGCAGCAACCCGATCTTCTGAAAATACGTCAAATTGGCCCGGGACCATCGGCCTTGGCTCATTTGTCTATCAGGATAAAATGACGCCGTTTCCATCCAATCGTCGGTCTGGTTCGTGGACGGCTTATTTTCATGGCGAACGCGCTGCGCCCACGCAAATCACGCCGATTGTCGGCTCTATCTCCGGAACGACCTTAACAGTTTCGTCCGTCACGTCCGGTGGTCCCGTCGCAGTGGGACAACTGGTGACCGCTGGCACGTCGATACTGCCGATGACATCCATCACTGCGCAATTGACCGGCACACCGGGCGGCGCTGGAACCTATACGGTCAGTAAATCGCAGACCGTAAGCAGCATGAGCATGACGGCCCAGTTCCTTCCCGGTGGCATGGTCGGGTTGGAGATGGACATGGCCAACTTGGGGCCGGTGACGCTGCTAGAGCCTTACGCGCTGGACGGCGGATATCCAGGCACCACAGCCGATCTATGGCTCGCGTCGTGCGGTGAAACTTGTGACGGTGCGGGAGCCGGAACTGCCAATAGTTTGTCGGCGGCTATGGGCATCCTCAACAACGGCGCGCGATTTAACAAAGGCATTATTGTCGCTGCTAACGCTCTGGACGGCAACGACGGCACCACTGGCACCGGCATCTTTGTGCAACTACCGAAGGGAGATGCCTACACCTGGACCAGCGATGGTTCGGGTACGATCCGTTCCACCATAAGGTCCGATGCAACCGCAGCTAGTGCGACGCAAATATTTAATAACAACGGCATCACCTTCACTGATGTGGCCAATGAGACCCCAGCATTCCGCGTTCGCACCCAGGTCAATAACAGCAACTACATAACAGCTAATGGCAATGGATCAGGGTCCGATCCGCTCTTCACGATCGCTACGGTTGCGAGCGACACCGAGATTGGCTTGAGCATCGTTACGTTGGGCAATGGTGGCTTCGACGTCGGCACGGGAGGAAGCCGGTCCGTCCATCGGTCATCTTTTGCGTTCGGCAAAGAGTACAACGACAACGCCTATTTTGGCGGTTTCACATATTCTTCCGGAAAACTGACGAACACCGGCGACGCCCAGACCGTTTTCTATGTTTTGCGCGGCTCGGGATCGTCAACATCGGCGATCCGTATGACCAGTGACGGCAATGCAGCCGGCTCGACCAACTGTGTCAATATAGGAACAGCAACGAAATATGGGGTGACAATTCTACTGGAGGCGACAGACGTTTCAAATTCAGCGAACGATTATACATGGAGCTTGCCCGTCGGCAACCTAACGCGCACCGGCGGTAACGCGGCATGGCAGGCTGGCATCCCAGCAATCCTGAGCAACGGGGCTGTCACCGGCGCCTCAGTGTCGGCCTCGGCGGATACGACCAACCAATGCCTGAATTTGTCGTTTACACCGCCGACCGGCAACAGCGACACGTGGCATTCGGTCGCTCGCGTGCAGATCACTCAGGTCAAATAGGATTGTGACCAAGGTCGGGTTCAATCAGTTGACTGCTTGGTAAGCTTTCGAATCAGGATATCTTTGTAGACGTCGAGCAACAGCTTCTCGCTGTCGCCCTCTAACGCACAGGCCAGCATCGCGGCATCGAGGGCGGTGAACCAGTCGCGGTCGGTCATCGCCGCACCGTTCGCTCGAATGCGTTGGTCGCCGGGGAATTTTTCACTGAGATAGACGCCGACCTCGTGCGCCGCCGTATACATAAAGTCCCGGCTCGGCGTTGCCATCGGCATCGCATTCACTGAACTGCACGTCGCGTCCACACCGAACTGCGCAGCCTCAGCCGATAGATGCACAGTCATTATTCCTAGCGCGCTAAGCAAGATTAGTGAACGACACATACCGTCGGCCTCCCAAGAGCAATAAATTAGGACATCCCGTCAGATACGCCAACTACCAATGCCTGCGCCACGGGATTTTGTACCGGCGGATCATCGCACTGCCTCTTGAGCGATGGACATCGACAGTTGAACGTTTTATCAACAACCGTCTGACTAGCACTGGAGGACACCGAAGCGATGCCTGATACTCGAAACATGGCGCAGCGGATTGCCGATGCTAAGTCCAGTGGAAACGATGACATCGTCGCCCTGGCTGAAGAAGTTGAACGTCTGATGGCCATGGTTGGCGACGATGGACCGGAAGATGAATCAGAGGAGGATGATGAGAGCCGATCAGAGCGTTTTGATGCGAGCGAAGAAATTACAATAACGCGTGCCGAATACGCGACGATGGAGATGATCTGCGACTGCGCCTCTATCACGAGTTGCAACACGCTATGGTGACACGCGCAATTAAGAAGGTGCGGCTGCGATGAACGCATATAACCACAAACGCGATCCGCTCCAGACGACGATCCTGTCGCGCGACCATATCCTCGGTCGCGACGCCATCAGCCATCTGCGGTTCTCAACGCCCGATCAAGAGCGGGGGTCGAGCATCGACCGTCAGGAACACACGCTGACGCGCCTCGTCAGCGTATATCAACTCAACCGGCTGCGGTCGGTTGAGGATCGTGGCCTGAGCGGGCAGGGGTGCCACCGCGAACGTGGCGAGTTGGGCATCCTGCTGGAGATGATCGACAACGGCGAGGTCAAGCCCGGTACGATACTGATCATCGAGGCTTGGGATCGTCTCACACGCGAACCGACGATGGCTGTGATGGCGATGCTCCAAAAGCTGTTCGCGCGCGGCATCATCATCCTCGAAGGCGCCGACGAGAATGATGACGATCCGACCGACATGATCTGGAATGAGGCGACGGTCAATGCGGACTCAGAAAAACTGATCGCTCGTATTAAGGCCGCCCGCCGCTACGTCCAGCGCCTGAGCAATCAGGCGCGCGGCGCACATAAGGCACGCCGCGAAAAGCTCGCCAAGCTACGTAAGGACCCTAAAGCCGAGGTACCGGTCATTAATTCACCGCCACCGGCGTGGATTACGCGATCGAAGCGAAGCAATGATTACGGTTTGCATCCGGAGCGCGCCCCTGTTGTCGCGCTGATTTTTGAGTTGTGTATTCAAGGATTATCCGTACGTGCCATCGCCAAGCACTTGAACGATCATCATAAGCCGACGTTCCCTAACGGAAAAAATCCCGCCGAACGCTGGGCAGCACCGCGCGTTGCAGCGATCCTCCGCAGCAGGGCCGTCATTGGCCAGATGCGCCCATGCGTGCGCGTTGGCACGCGGCGCGAGAAGGCGGGTGAATGGGTCACAGTTTATCCGGCGGCCATTCCGATCGAGATGTGGGTGCAAGCCCGTCTCGCCCTGCACAAGCGGCGTGAGGGTCTCGTCGGGCGGCGTGGTGGCGAGGTGCCGAACCTGTTCCCGAAGAAACTATTTTGTAAGTCTTGTGGTGAATCCCTACGCGTCGATACCTCAGGGTCGTTGCTTAAAGATGGTAGACGGAGGCGGATGCTAACGTGCGCTCGCTACGTCGAGGCGCGCTCTTGTTCGGACAAGGATCGCTACGACTTATACTATTATGAGCCTCGCCTATTACACCTACTAGCCTTGCATCTGCCGATTTCAAAGCCTCAGCTAAACGCCACAGAGATTGCCGAGGAGATCGACTCCCTAGTTAGGAGGGAGCAGGACGCCTCCGAAAATTTAGAGGCGCTGCGGCCACGCATAGGTAAATCGCTAACAATGGCGGATGAGTTTGAGAAAACCGCACGCGAGATTGACCGCTATAAGGCACAGCGCGCCGAGTTAGAGTTGCAGTTAGAAGCGGCGAAAGCGCCGAGCCGAGCCGAGGAAATGCTCTCCATCATGCATCGACTGATCGAACCGGCGGAGCGCGGCGATATCGATGCCCGCGAGCAACTCCGGTCGCTGCTCAGCCGCGTCGAGTTTCGCATCACCACCGCGTCAGATGGCCTGATACTCTTCATCAACGGGCAAACGTTTAAAATCCCGGCAGGTCAAGATGGTGACGCCCGGCCGGCCTATGTGCGGATGCCGGATGATTCGGTATGGCCCGCCACGGCGCCAGACGGCACCTTGCTGGAGTTTGCTAAACGAGGAGAAGAATCTGCATAGTCGCGCTGCGATTATACGTGCGGCCTTGCGCGGTCGTGATGTTCACGGTGATCGTCGCGGTCGTGTTTGGTGTGCCGCCCGAGACCCACACGATGACCGAGTTGCCGCTGATGAGCAGATCGGGGAACAGCAGGGTGGTGCTGTCGCTGCCGACGTTCGCGCTGACGATGTAATCGCCTGCCGGCAAGGAAAACTGAAACTCGTTGTCCAAGGTGTCCGAGGGCGTCTGAGGTGGCAGCGAGGGCAGCGGCGTATAGATGCTCATAGTGATATTTACACCTTGCGCGGCTCGCGCTTGATCGCCACGCGGCGGTACTCGCGTTTGAAGATGACGCGGCCCAGTCGCTTATGTCGGGCCACGACCATCGGGTGCGCGGATGTGCGCCCATTTGCCGCACCGGCGCCGGACGCAGCGTGTACGGCCGGTGTGACCGTAGTCGTCACTGCGCGCCGAGGCGGAGCATGGTTTTGCTCCAGCACCAAACGAACACAATTCAGACGTTCCGACAACGAGTTCGGTTGCCCGTACACGCGCTCCCTGTGCATGTGCCTACGTCGAGGCACATCAAAAAAAGGATGAAAAAGCCATCGCCAGAGTCTACCCGCATCTCGAACAGGCGATTAACGAGAACTATCTAGACGAATAAATCACAGGCCGTTCGCTAGGAGCCAGTGTGTCTCCGGCGAACGGCATTCCAAGGCGAATATATGAGATACTTTAACCACCCGCCCCTGCGTTACATGATTTTCTATCGGCTGTTTCAGCGGGTCGATCATGGTGTCATTCGCGAAGACCGCTGCATATGGCGGAATGAACATCAGCGCACGCTGGCCTCCCGCTACGCGACCGCCATGCGTGGGACGAGAGCGCGCTTCATCGCTTCACATCGTTAGGCCGTCGGCACGGTCACCTTACGTCACTTGTTGTACACATAGTCGATATCCTGCGCGGAGCTTCTTGTTCGCATACGAGATGAATTAACTCCACACTAAATAACGGATGCTTGATGATCCGTTCATTTTTCCTCCGTCGAAAGTGACTTTATTGACCGGCGATTGCATTGAGGTGATGAAGACCTTAGAGCCGGACCGGTTTCACACCTGTGTCACCTCACCGCCGTATTTTAATCTGCGCGACTATCACGACGCCAAGCAGATTGGTCGGGAGGAAACTGTGGAAGATTACATCGCCAAATTGGTGCAAGTTTTTCGCGAAGTTCGGCGTCTATTGCGCGACGACGGCACCTTTTGGCTCAACCTTGGCGACTGCTACGCCGCCGACAAGAACCGACTACTGATCCCGGCGCGAGTCGCGCTGGCCTTGCAAGCCGACGGCTGGTATCTGCGCGACGAAATAATCTGGGAAAAGCCGCGCACGACGCCTACGCCGGTAAAGGATCGCACGCAGGCGGCGCACGAATTCATCCACATGTTCGTCAAGCAGCCGAAGGGCTATTATTATGATTATTTGGCGATCGAGGAACCGGCGAAGTTTGCCGGTGCGGTCAAGGACTTCTCGGCCGGAACACAGAAGAATGTGGGCAACGTGACGAAGGCGCCTGGAAGCGTTGCCCGGAAAATCGTCGTGCGCGACACTCGCCGCAAGCGCTCAGTCTGGTCAGTGTCACCGGAGCCGTTGAAGATTCCGCATTTCGGCTCGTATCCGACGAAATTGATCGAGCCGTGCATTCTGGCTGGTTGCCCAATCGGCGGGCAGGTTCTTGATCCCTTTGCTGGCTCAGGCACAACAGGTTTAGTCGCGGAACGGCTCGACCGCTACGCCACCTTGATTGAACTTAATCCTGGATATGTGAAGCTGGCGCGCGACCGTCTCTCGACCTAATCAGCCACCCCGAGGTTGCCTCCTGTATCGATAAGTGGCAGCCTGTCAGGCCGGGGAGCAACCGGCGCCTCCGTGGAATCGTTAATCCATCCGTAAGTGCTTTCCACCAACAGGAGAAGTGCAATGAGCGGCACAGTTACAGCGACTGGCGGCAGTGCGACTGGCGGCAGTGCGACTGGCGGAAGCGTGGGTCCAAACGGCGTGACGCCTGGGACGTCCACGCCCGGCACAGCGACGGCCGGAACGGTCATCGGCGGAAACGGTACTCCCGGCAGCGCAACCCCTGGGACCGCTACAGCAGGTACCGCTACAGCCGGAACAGCCACCGGTGGGACAGCAACTGGCGGAAGCGCGACAGGTGGCAGTGGAACCGGCGGCAGTGCGATCGGTAGCAGTGTCGGTCCTACCGCTATAACGCCGGGCACAGCAACAGGCGGGGCGGGCACGTCTGGGACGGCCACAGGTGGATCAGCAACGGGTGGCAGTGCGACTGGCGGAAGCGTCGGCCCGAATGGCGTGACCCCTGGGACGTCCACTCCGGGTACAGCAACGGCCGGAACGGTCACTGGAGGAAGCGGCACTGCAACAGCGGGCACAGCGACAGCAGGAACGGCGACCGCCGGAACGGCCACGGGAGGGACGGCCACAGGCGGCTCGGCGACCGGTGGTAGTGGAACAGGTGGAAGCGCGACTGGAGGCAGCGTAGGCCCTACTGGCGTCACTCCTGGAACATCGACGAACGGAACATCCACAAACGGCACATCGACCAACGGTTCCACGTCCATCACTCCGGGAAACCTACAGACGCCGGGCGGACCACAGTTTATCCAGACGAACCTCATCTCAGACGGGTCCGTAACTGCCGCTGTCACCGATCCAAATCTGATCAATCCGTGGGGCATCTCTTTCTCAAGCACGACCCCGTTTTGGATTTCCGATCAGGGCACAAATTTCACTAGCGTCGATTCGGTAACGACCTCTCCGGCTGGAGCGACTGGACAATCCACTATCAATCTTAATGTTATCCCGCCCGTCTCAACACCATCACCTACGGGTCAGGTGTTCAACAACTTTGCGAGTTCTAAAGCCTTCACGCTTCCTAACGGACAACCGGCGACTTTCATTTTTGCGTCCACCACCGGTCAAATTACCGGATGGAATCAAGCACTTGGCACACAGGCCGCTGTTGCGGTGACCAATTCGAACGCCGTCTACACCGGTTTAGCGATCGGTTCGAGCGCCAGTGGACCGACGCTCTACGCGGCCAACTTCAAAAACCAGACCATCGATATGTACGACAGCAACTTCAAACTTATAAAAAGCATTTCCAACCCGGAAATCCCGTCCGGATTCACGCCTTACGGCGTGCAGGTGCTGAACAATCAGCTATTCGTCAGCCTTGCACCATTGAACCGTGGTGTCGGCCCGGCGCAAGGCGTTGTCGATCAGTATGATCTGAACGGCAATCACGTCGGGCTTGTCGCCGCCGGTGGGTCACTGAATGCGCCATGGGGCTTGACCGTCGCACCGAGCAGCTTTGGCGCGTTTGCCAATGCGTTATTGGTCGGAAACTTTGGCGACGGCACCATCAATGCGTTTGATTTTACAACCCACAAATTCCTTGGGCAAATCAGCGGCAGCGACGGGAAGCCGCTGGTCAATCAGGACCTGTGGGCAATTACGCCGGGTAGTGGCGGGGCGGCCGGTGATCCGGCGCAGCTATACTTCACCGCAGGGTTGGCCGACGAAAAGCATGGCGTCTTTGGGAGCATAAAACCCGTAGGCCAGTGAGAAACTGCTTGACGCCCAACGGGGGGTTTGTGCTAAATAAACCCATGATCACGAACCGCCCCCCTCTGCGCTGGCGATTTACCGTCCGATATCTTTTCGGCGCGGTAGCCGGCTGGGCGGATGCTGATGGTGGGGAGACGATCTAGGTCGTCTCCAGACCATCTGATCTGAATATCCCCGCTGGCAGCGCGCCGAGCGGGGATTTTTATTGCCCACCGCATATGGGTGTAGCTCAGTTGGTAGAGCAACCCGCTCCAAACGGGTCGGTCGGGAGTTCGAGTCTCTCCACCCATGCCAAGCACTAAAATTCAACCCATTTTCTATGCCAGGGTAGTTCAGTTGCTAGAACAGTGCCCCGAAACGGCACGTGTCGCAGGTTGAAGTCCTGCCCCTGGCACCACTTCTCATGGACCGGCTGGGTACGAGTGAACCCAAGGAACTGTAAATTCCCCGCGCAAGCTGTAACCGTGCAAATTCGGTTCCGGTCCACCATCCAGCGTGCTTCATCGTTAGCTCGAAGCAGCCAACCCTACGACCTCAATTCGCGCACGATTTCGATACCGTCTGCTTCATCATCACCGAAGCCGTTATCGTATTTCGCCTCAATACCCGAGCGGCCATACTCGTCGATTTCCATGTCCAGGTAGTCCGTTTCGACATTGTCGGACGACTCAGGATTATTGTAATGCAGTTTTTCTTTGATCTGCTCCAAGATCGCGGTCTGCTTCCGCGAGATATACATCGGATCAAACTGGAGCCGAAGCTTCATGCCGTTTATAAAATTAGCCTCAAAAGGCGTCATTTTCGGATCGCCCAGCGCAAAATAGACGAAATCGCGCAGTCGCTCCTTCTCTAATTGGCTGTAGGTTATCCAATCGCGAGGAGGCTGCTCACGCACTCGCTTTGTCCTATTACGCTTCCGTGTTCCTGCTTTGCCTGCCATGCAGGTAGCCTAAGACCAACTGCATGGCTACGCAAGGTTGTGGCCTAAATTATATTGAGAATCAGAGTCGCAGCCTTCTGGCAAAATTAATTATCCCAGCCGGTGATGTGAATGACCCCATCACCCTGCGGCGACACCGTTAGACCTTCAGCCGCCAGGACGGCAGTTAGCTCGGTGATCAGTCCGTCGATGTTGCCGCTATACTTCGATTCGACGTGATAGATCGCCATCGGCTGCTCGGCCTTGGCGGCCCGTTCTATCTTCTTTTCGATATCCGGGAGCAGCCGCTCGGCCTCAACGCGCAGCGGCGGACGCAAGGTCTCGTGGCGACTGCGCGCCCGCTTAAAGTCCTGCCGCGCGCGATCAAGCATCGTCTGTTTCATGATGATCTCCAGTATAAGATCATCGGATGCTAATCATTTATCGTCGCCAAGGAAATATGTTTATTATGACAGTTTTTGTCTACCAAAACAACAGTGGCAGCAAAGCCGTAGCGGCGACGACGAGGACCCAGGCAATGCACAGCACTCTGACTGCTGCCCGCTTGCGCTGTCCGCGACGATAGCGCCGTACGCGTCCCCATTTGTCATAAGCCCTAAAGAGGTTCGATAGCACCAACCCGATGACGACGGCGGCTAGGGCCAATCTTAGCATGAGTGTGACCTCTTCTAAGAATGCTCAGCCTTGCTCCGATCGGCGGACCTGTCAAACTATGACGGCGATATTATACCTTGCGCTTTATCATGCGAAGCTTGCCGGCGTCATATACACGCGGGATATTCTCAGCCTCAGCCATTTGTCGCTCGGTCAATCCTGATCCGGCATACTTAGCAAATCGCTTGCTGGTTTTCCTGAGATTGAACTTGTGGACCCGCTGATCCCCGATGACGTAGCTATAGTCCGGGGGCAGAATTTGATCAAGTGTGAACCCCAAGGTGTAGTAGAGCCTGCCTTGGCTCCAACGCAAATCGGCGAAAGAGACGATTGTCGTCCACTCGTATTGATGTTCAAATACGTTTAGCAATCGACTAGCTCCGCCGACTACAAGCTGCGAGGTGGCATACCGCACAAGCTCCCAATGGCCTTCGCCACGCCGGGTGAACGACATACAGGCAACCAAAGCCTGCTCGTAAGTCAGACCAAAATGAACAGTCGCAGCGACAGCACCGAAAACATGATAACGATCATAAAACACCGACGCATCGGCAAAGGAGACCTGTGTCAAGATGCATTTCCGGGCGAATACTCGGTTTTTCGATATCCCGATACGGTGGAGGATACTCGAAATCACCGCCTCCAGATGATTAACCCACTCATCCTCAAAAATTTGAATAAGATCGATGCCTGCTGCGTGAGCAAGCTCCATTTTTTCTTTATGGTAATTCTTCGTCCGACCGTTGGCGTCGCTATGCCAAAATCCTCCGCACAACTCTATGCCGAATTTATGCGCCGCAAAATAGATGTCGATTTCCTGGTGACGGCGGCGATCGCCGCCTGCCCCTGTAGGCACGAGCAAACGTCGATTGCGTTCGAACGATAATCCTTCGGCTTCCAGTCGTGCCGCCAACGCATTCTCAGCGCCACGACGATCGGTATATGCGTGATCAAGCTCAACACTCCACTGCTCCGCATAGCGGTATATCAGCGACTTGTCGTAGCCGGTCTCCTCAGCAATTTCGGCCGCCCGGCGCCCGGTAAACCGCGCGCGGAAGTCGGCCTCATCAACGATTCTCCGCTCAGGCTCGATGTGTAGATGTCCGTAATGTCCACCGTATCGTTCATTCATTGTCGCGCGCATTTTGGCGGTTACGTCAGGTGAACACGCCGGAGCCACTCCGCCATACCGTTGCGTGTTTGTAGCCGCCACTGTTGCCCTAAAATCCGGATGCTGAGAAATATACTCGACACCGTATTTTTCTGTGATGGCTTGACGCATTTTAGCCTGATGAGCGGATGACTGGCTGATATGATCAACGCCGTGCTCAGCCCTTGTTTTTTCTCGGATTTGTCGCTTGATTTGCTCGGAAGCAAAAACGTTCTTAGCCCCGTATCGTGCGAGGTTGGTCGCCTCTGCCTTTTCTCTACGCTCTTCCGACGCACCGCTATATTCGACTCCGTATCGTTCCAAGCACGTGGCTCTCATTGTTGCTTTTACCGCTTCGCTTTGCGCCGCATTTTTTACGCCATATTTCGCCATATTTGTTTTTACGGATTCCGTGCGATAATGCTCCATAAAACAAGGGCATGCTGAACCGTTGCCGCAGAACTTCCATCCATCCTTGATACGTTTGGAAGATCGCTGCCGCCCGAACGCGCAGGTTGGATCGCCGTGGATGAGAATCGTCGCCGCGCGTTTTAGGTCGCACGCATCGATATTTTCAAGTGCGGCGCGAAGTTCGAGCGGGAGATGTTTGACCCAGTTACCCCTGTAACGCGCGAGATGCTGTTGGAGGGCAGCAGAAAGGGGATGTTTTTTCATCCCCTTATTGTAGTCACTCGAATTTGATCAGTCTATATGTTTTAGGCGCGCAAGGTATCGATCAGATGGAGCATTTCTTTATGAAAGTGTTTTTGCGCCTTCGGATCATGCACCACTGCCTCGGCCAGTTCCTTAAGTGAGCGGCCGCGCTTGTCCTGGAGTGATTCGTAAACTGGTTTTGGAAAGGCTTGCGGTGCCGATGGCCGACAAACAATGTCGATAGTGACTATCTCGAAACCACTGACTTCGCCACGGTCGTCAACATTGCCGACACCTCGGCTTGAGACGCCCAAGTGCACGCCAGACTCGATCAATGTGCGAACGATCTTCCCCATCGGTGTATCGACAATCTTCAGCTTGCCCATGCCGTTGCTGCCCTCCATCCACATTTCGGTAATAATGTGGCTGACACGATCGAGGTTGATCGTCAATTCCTCGGGATGGTCGCATTCGCCGAGAATACCGTTGGTCTCCTTGGCCTGTTTGTTCATCGCCTCGACGGCAGCATGGATTTCATGCACCGGATAAACGCGCTGATTAAAGTTCCGCACGCCGCCCTGAATGAAGATGCCCTTCATATACAGGTTCTTACCGTCTGGGTGTTCCTCGCGTTCGACGACACACTGTGCCTGACCATAGGAGAGTTGTTCTGTAAGTAGCATCTCGCACGCTCGCGGGTTTGATTATGTGTTATTTATTGCGGTGGCGACGTTGGCGGTTGACATCGGCTCGCGTCGCTGCATACTAGTTACATGCCGAAGCACCGACCTATGGATGATCATTACGCTGCGCTGTCGATGGTGGCGGGTATGCTTGCTGGTAGGGCCGATCGTTTCCTAGGAGGCACCTACTTTCAAACTGAAATGCGCAAGCACGCGTGGAACCTCACCGCTGAGAAGCTGGCCCAGTGGAGGATGGAGGCCCTGTGCATGGGCGTGCCGGAAACAGAACTTGAGTTCACCGAGAACGATCTAGCCCAGATGGCGGCGTTATTGCCGCGTGCCAGAAAACTGCAAGATGAAATCGACCGTCGAGCGAGGCGCGAGGAAAACTAATCGCGAAGAAAAGCCCCGGTGTTATAGCACCGGGGCGAATCGATCACAGACCCCACAGATCGTGCCAGCGTCGCTCCAGCGCGTCGCGGTCCCATTGGCTCAACGTCTGCCTTTGCGTAAACAGCTTTAGCGCTACTCCCAGCACACTGTCCTCTATGGGCTGCGGCGCACCAGCCTTTGCGGCCTTGTTCATATATTGCTGTAAGAATGCGGCGACTTCGTCAGGAATCATCTGCGTTCACCTCCGTGCATAGCGCCAGTGCAATCGAGCAGAAAAAAATAGCACTGTCAACGGGTCGCATTAGTCACAAAAAAAGGCTCGCGAAGAGCCTTTTTATTGTTAATCGCTACCGATTACTTTACCGGTTTGCCGTCACCGATAATCGACTTGCTGGCTTTGGTGCCACTCGCAAAATCCTTGTTCAGTTCGGCTGATGCATCGCCCTTCGGCGACACGGTGTGCATCGTGTCCTTGAAGGAGTTACGCCGATTGGGCTTGCGCACGTCCTTCACTACCGTGGTCGGCGGCTTCACCGCAGGCGACGGTTCCTTGTTGTAATGATCGTGATTCGGCCCTTTGGTCATCACCGGCTCGCCCTTCTGCCGGTCCATCACATTGTGATGTGGCACTGGCGAGTTCTTGTTATTGGTGATGTTGGACGGCTGCGACACGCTCCCAACGCCCTTACCTTCGCTGTTGCTCGGCGCGCCGATCTTGTCAAGTTCGGCCAAGACAGATTCGGTGATGTCCTGAAGGTCATCATCATCGCCACCTTCCTCAGCGGACGCAGGCGGTTCCTCGGCACCTTCGGCAACTGGATGCTCGTGGTCATCATCGTCATCGTCGGCGACCATGTCGTCACCGAGATTATCGGCCAGATCGTCGGTCTCGTCCTCGACGTCAGGCTCGTCACTGCCGAAATCATCGGCCGGTGGCATGCCGTCATCAGCCATATCGGCATCGGCGCCCATATCATCGCCGGCAACTGGCTCCTCGTCGTGGAACTCGGCCATCATGCGGTCGAACTCGGCGGTTAGGTCGTCGATCTTGTCGGCCAGTTCGTCGATCTTGCCTTCGACGTCGGGTTCGCCGCCGAGATCATCGCCCATGTCATCATCGGCGCCGAACTCATCATCCGGCATATCGGCATCCGCGTCAGCATGCATTTCAGCACCATCATCGGCGGTCATATCGTCCATTGGCATCGCCTCGGGATCGTCATCGGGCGGAGGGCCATCAACAGCTTCCGGCTCGTCGTTCAGATCGTCGTCGCCGAAATACTCTTCTTCGGTAATCTCTTGATCCCAGTTTTCGTCAAGAGCTTCGTCGGTGTCATCATCTTGACGGATCGACTCATGAATTTGGCGTGCGCGCTCAACCATAAACTTGTGGAACAGCGCAGCCGCTTTCGTCTCGTCACCGTTAAGAAGATGGACAATCGCTTTCTCAAGTAGTGTCCGCAATTTCATTCTCCTAAAAGGTTGCTGCCTTTAAGATGCGCTCACGCATCGATATATTTAACGAGCAGCAGAGAATAGGTTGCGGAAAGACGATAAAAGCAGCGGTTTTTTACTTATTTATGAACTGCCAAAGGACTATGGAACAAATACCACAGCCACAGCGCCCCGGTGAGCGCCATTGCGCCAATGAGCAGGCCGATTAGATGGGCCAGGGTTCTGGCGACAAACTGCCTGCTCATGATCCGCCGCCGCAACTCGTCAATACGCATCAACCATCTCTCATGTCGTCGTTGCGTATTTACGCGGGCTGGGGCGAGATCAAGTAAAGACCCCGCCCCGACGCTCTGGCGACTTAACCGGCGGCGTTGATCACTGAATGCAAATGAGCCGTCAGTTCTTTGCCAGTCACTGGTTTACGCAAGGTGGTGGCGCGCACCTCGTCCAAGCCACGATCACGGACGTCGTCGGTCGCGAAACCGCTCAACAGAATTGCCGGTAAGTTCACCTGCCGCGCTTGCGCTTCCTTGATCAGCATGATCCCGTCCATGTGCGGCATTGACAAATCCGCCACCATGGCGTCAGCATGCAGGCCATCGTCAAGCGCGTCGAGTGCCTCCTGGCCACCATCGAAGGCATACACCTCAAATCCCCCCAAAACCAATTGGTCCTCGATCATCTCACGGACCATTTCGTCATCATCCACCAGGATAATCGTCCGACGCTTCACCTCTCCTGCCGGAGAGATTCGACCTTCGGCGATCGGCTGGGATTTCGACAGTGGTACATAAAGCATTACGGTAGTCCCTGTACTGAGCCTGCTGGTAATGTCCACTCCACCCCCACTCTGTTCTGCGAACCTGTGCGCCATCGATAGGCCAAGACCGGTACCCCGACCTTGCGGCTTGGTGGTAAACAGCGGTTCGAAGACGCGATTCATCACAGCTTCGCTCATGCCGCAACCGTTATCGGTGACGGTCAGACAGATATAATGTCCGGGCTTGAGAGTAAAACGCTTTGAGATTACTTCTTCTCCATTCCTCACCCGCGCGGCGAGAGTAAGCACACCGAGATTATTCATGGCGTCACGGGCATTCGTCGCCAGATTGATCAAAACGGTCGCCAGTTGCTGTTTATCAGCAAACAGCGGCGGCAGCGGCTCGTCGGGAAGGTCGAGGCGCACTTCTATTCCAGTGCCCAGCGTGTGTCTGAGCATGTCGCCCATATCGCGCAGAAATCGCGCCGTATCGATGGCAACCGCCGTCAGATCGCTCTGCCGCGCGAACGTCAATAGTCGGCTGGTGATGGCGGCGCCGCGTTCGGAGGCTTTCTCGATGATGTCGGCAATCCGCCGCACCTCCGAGACGTCGCCCGGGCGTTCCAAAATGAGCGAACTACCGCTCTGCACCGCTTGCAGCACGTTGTTGAAGTCATGGGCGATGCCACCGGCCAGATGCCCGAGCGCTTCCATGTGTTCGGCCACCAACCGCAAGCGCTCCTCCTCGGGCCGCGCTTGATCTGACCTGATCCGGCGCACCGTCCGGGCGACTAGCACACAGCCGAGCCACCCGGTCGCAACCGCCAGCGCGACCTCCATGCGCAAGGCATCACGCACCGGAATAGCCACTTGGGCGGGCATGTCGGCCAGAACGTCGTATTCGATCCACAGCGACCCAGCGGTGAAGGTCGCCACCGGTCCTATGATGGCGGCGGCCAAGCTGAGCGCATGCCGGCACAGCGCGCGGCCGTTTCGGCGACTGCGGATCAGTGGGAGGGCGTTGATCTGGGTCATGTCCGCACCGTAGCCCGCTCTAGCGGAAATGTGAAGACCCTTGGCTCGCTCCACAAATCACTTGACAATCGCATCAAATCTGATAATATGACGATACAGAGTCGTGGAGTATCGACATGCAACGCGTATCGCTCTCGTCGGATTTTTTTCGGAACGATATTCGTTCGTATTCTAATTGGAGGCAAGCGTTCTGGAGGGAACTTTTCCAAAATTCGATCGACCAGGGCGCGTCCGCGATCGACATTAAGATCGCGACGACGAACACTGACGATCCAAACGCCAATTGCTACGTGGTGTTTCGCGACAACGGCCCGGGCATGACCCGCGACGTGCTGGAAAATGTGTTTTTTGCCGTCGGCGCGACGACGAAGAGCGGCACCGGCGCGATCGGCGGCATGGGCCGTGCTCGCATCCTCACGTGCTTTGCCATGAAGCAGTATGCCATCCGCTCGCAGAACTACGAAGCGCGCGGCATCGGCGGCGATTATGAAATCCATGACATGCCGTACTCCGAGGGCTGCGAGGTGCGCGTGCACATGGACGGCTGCGACGTTGCCCAGGCAAAGCGCTATCTCGACGCGTTTCTGGTCGAGTCGCGATTCAGCGCAAATGTGACGCTCAACGGCTTGCCGATCACCGTGAACTCCGGCCACCTCGGGCGGCCTGTGCGTGATCTGTTGACGGAAGACGGCAACATCTTTGCCCGCGTGTATTTCAACAAGAGCCTGCCGACGAAGAAACTGCTGGTTCGGGTGAACGGCGTCAGCATGTTTTCTGACAGTACCGAAGTCAACGGGCAAGTGGTCGTTGAGTTGCTCGCTGAAGGCTCGCGCGAGATGCTCACCGCCAACCGCGACAGCCTACGCTATGACTACTCGCGTCCGCTGTCACTGTTCATGCAGGAACTGGCGGCGGATAACAAATCGGCTGTGCGCGACCGCAAGCGTCGGCAGACGACGATCGCCTCCGGCGGAGGCATGTTGAGTGCGCGCCGCCGTCCGAAACCGAAGGCGACGCATGAGCGCCCGACGGACGCCGAGTATGTGCCAGCGTCCCGTGTCGGCGTCGGTGCGCAGCAGCAGGCGGCGGCCTTCGCCGCACTTGATGCCGACAGGCCGTATGTCACCAACTACCAAGAACTCGATGACCGGTCGGTTTTCACCCGCTGGCTGCATGATACCTTCGGCGACATCTTCGTCTTCGACGAGACCGATTCGGCCGCGATGCGCAAGTCGATCGCGCAGTACTTGCCGCAGAATTGGCAGGAGCAGTATCTCGGCGGCGGTCGTTACACTCGCCGTGGTGGTAATGTTGTCAAAGTTCTGCTTGCCTGGAAAATCGTCTGCGAATATGCACTTGAAATCTACATGGATTTCTACCATGTTGATCACCTGTCCTGGGGCGTTGGTTTCACGTTCTCGGACGCGCCGGCGGACCATCGGGAGCTACGCGACGGCCACGTGCTGTCGCTGCGACCGGTGAACGAAGAGGGAAAACTCGATTTTGCCCTCACCGATCGCGCTGATCTGCTACGGCTGATGAGCATGGGCAAGCACGAGGTCGCTCATGTGCGTCATTCCTGGCACAACGAGAGCTACGCCGCCACGCGTGAAATGATCGACGCGCGCTTCGATCAGGCTGAATGCCTGCGCCGCATCAGGGAAGCGGTCAAGGGTGTACCGGAGGTTTAATTTGGCACAAGAATTACAATCCCGCTTTCCGCGCTATTTCGCGCAGGCGTGCCCACCGACGGCTGGGCTTCCCGCCGTCGGTCAGCGCCCTGGACCGCCGAAGCGCCGGCGGTGGCCGTATGTGCTGGTGTGGGGCCTGGGATTGCTAACCGCGTTCCAGGTTATCCTGCTGGTGTTGACCAGCGGACAGTCAGCCGGCGGCAAAACAGCGGTTGTCGCACCAGTAGCGCAACCTGCTGATCCGTGCGCTGGTATTAGCAATCAAGCCGAGCGCCTCATCTGCGCCGTTAAAGGACGGCAAATCGTGGAGTGACAATATTTGATCGACTGTGTGGTTACGGCACCTACCGCTGCGGGCGAGGTGGCAAACCATGGCTGATGGCTTCACATGCGACCTGGAGGCGTTTCAAACAAAAGCCGTCAAATTGCTCCGCCGCATGGAGGATCAAAACGTCTCTGTAGAAGCCTTGGAGCAGGGCTATAAGGCGTTGGGCATCTTCTACTTAAATATGACCGGCAGCGAGGCAGATATCTTATTGGCTGCCGGTGTTATGCGTTACGTTTCCGACCGATATGAGGATATCGTTCATGACGACCGTGATGTTGCTGAAAACCTGTTTCGCATGCCCGGAACAGTATGACGTGCTGCTCGGAGAGCAGGTGGTGGGCTATCTGCGTCTGCGGCATGGCCACTTTCGCGCACACGCCGACGGCCCTGGAGGAACGTTGGTCTATGAGGCAAATACAGTTGGCGACGGGCTATTCGAGGACGACGAACGGGGCACACACCTGACCGCCGCTGTCGTCGCACTGGGTCAGCATCATGAGTGGCCCGAGCCTGTTGGCTTCACCGTTGAGGACGAACACGGCCTCTAGAAAGGCGCCGGCCCGCCCAATCCCATGCCGCCGCCCGCCGTCTCGTCCGGGGCGGCATACATAATGCCGAGCAGGTCCTCGCGCTTCAGGTCTTCGAGCTTCTGGAGCGCGCGGATTTTCTTCAAGCGGTTGAGATGCCGCAACGTTAATTTCGGCTTGCGCGTATCCGCCGGCGTTCGCACGCCGACCTCATCACGACTCGGATCATACAGGGCAGTGTCGATATCTTCCTGATCCAAGAACTCGATTAGCTTCACGGAGGTTACACCTTTCTGGTTATTTATCAGATGGGATCGTCCGGTAAAAATTCATTTTCAGAATAAAATCAGATTGACAATTTCACCAAAGCTGGTAATATGTGTCCATCAGATAGCGATTAGAGGTTGTGACCATGGGCAAGCGTTTTGCACACCGCTGGATTTGCGTCACCGAGACGACCTACGTCGTCAAGCCCAACAGCTTCAGCTATCGCTCGTATGCGCATTACGGCGACGCCAGCGCCGCCGTGGACGCGATCAATGGCCGGAGAAGCCTGTTCAAGCGTGCCTATCTGGTGGATCGCGACAACGATCCCGATGTGCTGCTGCCGCGCAAGAACGCTGCCCCGCCGATGTGTTGACCAAAAGAAAAGGCCCCATTTTGCGGGGCCTTTTTTGTCGTCAGGTTGTGCCCGGTAGCGGCACTGCTTGCACCGGCGGGGTGTCGCCAACCGATCCACCCGAGCTAAACTTATAGTAGGCGCCGTTCTTCTGAATCCAGTCATGTTCCGACCCAAGGCCGCCGTAGCCCGAGGCTTTTTGATAGTAGGGTGTGCCCGGAATGATGTCAGACGGGGCGTAGTTGGTGTTGTTGGCTGCATCGTGATAAAGCAAAGTGTAGGTGTAGCCAGCCAGTGCGCCAGCCGGCGAGGGCGAGGTCTCCTGGGCGTAGATGCTGTAAGAACCGCTACCGTGCTGTTCCGCGTCCCCGACCTTATAACCCCAGGTGCCGTCATCGACGACCTTGCCCAAATAGTAGTCGCCGTTCGGGTAGGTGAACTTGTAGTCGTAGACGTGGGTCCCGAGCGCTGTCGGCGTGATTTGCGCGTAGGCGTCGCCGCCACCGCCGTAGACGTGGTAGCTGTTGTCTGGCCCTTTGACATAGGCATACTCGCTGCCGAGTCCGGCCGTGGTTGACCACATCGAAACTGGCGTCGGATTCGGATTGGTCGGAGTAGCCGGTGGCGTGTATTTCCCCGTAGTGGGGTCATACGGCTGCGTTTTCACGTCGTAGTACGTGTTGGACCCAACGTCATAATGATAGGTGTCGTAGGTGGTACCGTTGCTCGTATAGGTTTGCTGATAGACGGAACCAACCGGTGCATTGGTCGGTGTGCCATTGCCCGATGCTATCGTGTAGGTTCCATCGACGGCCTTATATGCCTGACCGGGCACATAATTATATTGTGCCTGAGAGGAATCGGCAACGACTTGTCCGGAGTAACTCACCTTGCCGTCGGTTGAATTATAAACATAGTTATACAGTGTGCCCGCCATAACGTGTCCCTCCTGATAGTTCGCGGCGTCACCCTGCCGAGACGCGACAAACCTGTCAAGAAGTTCATGACAGGCTGGTTAGAGGATGGCTAATCGCAACCGAGGCGCTTGGCGGTTGCGTCAGTCGGCAGCCTGCGCGACCATGCGCGATGACCGATGAAAAACTGCACCGAGCATTCCTCCACTGGCTCAGTGATCGCCGCTCTCGCGGGCGCTGGAGCGGCGTGACGTGGCTCGACCATGATTATCTTAACGTCTATGTACGAGCGAGCAGGCGCGTCCTTTTGCCCGCTCGCGTCTCGGCAGACGATGTCGTCATGCGTGAATGCATCGACATCGCCAACCTGATTACCCAGCCAGACCTGCGCGGGCGCGGCCTCGTCAAAAGCTTTTTGGCTCACGTCGAAGCACAGCGGCTGCCGATTTACATTGAAAATGTCCTCGCGGACCCGACGACGACACCGCCGAACCGGTTCCAGCGCTTCTTCGCAAATCGACCCGATTACTTCCTGCACTACAATGCAACGCCAGAGAGCCAGTGTTTTTATTGGCTGCCGCCGGTCGAGTCATGCTAGGTGACGGCGTCATCGTCGTCAGGAGGTTGGTATGGATTTCAAAATCATTTACGCCGAGCGGGCGGTGTGGATCAACGATGAGACCGGGTGCCTTGGTCGCTTCGGGCGACTAGGCGTCGATGTTCATCGCATTATGGAGCAGCAGATGGAGGGTCTGCCTGTCTGCCTCGCTTGCACCCACGAGCCGACCAGTCTGGACGATTGGGAACTGTTCAAGGACGCGATGCTAAAGTATCATAACGTCGATCTGTGGGACGCCCCTGTTCCCGAGTGGCTGCGAGCGGCAATGTAAAGCGCAACGATCGGGCAGAAGAAAACTGCCCGATCTAGCTGACGTTAGGTCGCGGTGATCATCAGATAGTTTGCGCCCTGAGCGCCCGGTGTGTCAGCCGAGTGGCCGAAACTCGCCGATAATTTATCCGCGTTCTGGGTACTGTAGCCACAGATGGTCACGCCACAGTCCGGACTTCCTGGACGGGAGGCCGTCAACGTCAGACCCTGATAGCCATTCGCGCCCTGCTTATCGGCCATCTTCAGCATGTTATCCGGCGTGATGCCCCACATGGTCAGCGTGTCACCCGGGTGAAAATTGACAATCGTGCTCCAGACATCGACGCACGGGTTGCGGCAGTCGAGAAAGAACGTGTCGTTGTCGCTGCCACCCGTGAGAAAGTTCGAGCCACGTCCACCGTCCAGCACGTTATTGCCCGACGCCACACTGATCGCGTCGTCGCCATCGCCGGCGTGAATAAACGCGTTCGGCGCTGTATCGGCAATGCACAGACTATCCGGCGTAAAGGTGATAAACTGATTTTCCAATCCAGGGACTGGGCCATCATAGGGCGCCATTGGCGGGCAATAACTGTCTCCGCTCGTCGTGTCGTGGACCGCCAGCCTGCTGCCGTATGTGTCGCTATTGCTCAAGCCAAAATTCTCCAACCATCGTAGTTACACACCACCGCCTACATCGGTGGTGCACCACCACCGGTCGCAGGCGCTGCTGGCGCCGGAGCCCCCATCGGACCACCAGCGCCCGCCCCCGGCCCTCCAGGAGCCGTCTCGGGACCCTCCATGCCCTCATCAGCGGCTGGCATATCGTCCAACCCGCCAAGATCACCTTCGGGATGGAGGCCGACTGCCGACAGGCCAGCGCCCGCGTCACTCTCCGCCGGACTGGCACCTGTTTTCCGCCGCAGACGGTCAGCGTTTTCCTCGGCCCACAGTTCCTCGTTCTCGATCAACTCGTCTTCAGACAGGCCAAGATAGCGCTGCAACTTGAACCGCTCCGAGAGTTTCTTGTTCTCGGCGACGCCCTGATAGACGCCGACGCGCTGTGAGTCCAACTCGATCTGGCGGTAACGCGTAAACGATTGCGGAGGGTTGAAGCGCAGTTCAAAAAGGCTTGATTCAATTTCGATGCCGTTCTTGTTCAGGTAGCGCTTGAACTCTTTGTCGAATACTGGTGCCAGGAGCGACTGCAAGCGCATGCAGTACTTAGAAAAGCGATATTCCTGGATCATCGCCGCGCCGAGCTTGCCGTCGTTGAAGGTCACGCCGGTGTTTTGATCATCGCCAATGTTCAGATAGGACGTGGGGACGCGTAAGCCACGAGATAGCTTCTTGCTGAAATAGCTGAGATCGGATATTTCGCCGGTTGAATTGTACGTGAAAACGCCAGCGTCCAACGCGAAGGTGTGGTAGCCGTGATATACTTGCAGGCCATCGATCGTGATCGTGCCGGTGTCCATTGGCTCATCAAGATACTCGATGGCGACGACGTGATGATTGCAGACGCTTCCGTCAATCAAAGTCTCCTCATCGGGAGGATTAGCGCTCGTGCCACTTTCCGGCATCAGATTAGCCGGATCGTTGTTGAGCGTATCGGCGTCGATGTGCCTAACGGTCTGGCTGCTGCCGTCGAGGTAGCCTGAGACCATGCGGTGAGTATCTACCCAGCACTTGCCCTTGTTATCGAAGACCTGCTCAAGATTATCAGTCCGACGCGAATAGAAAGGGATAAGGCAATCGCCGACTGAAATATCTTTCGCCTCGGTCTTGCCACGGCCATCGACTGGAAAGTGATGGTCTGGTGTAGCAACGATCGATTCCCCATTATCCAACGTCAGTCGCAGGACCTGAGTCTTCCGACGGGTAATGCCTGCCCAATTGATTATGCCCGGCACGATTTCGCCGGTGCCAGGATTGCAGCTATAGGCCCACAGTTGCTCGCCCTTTTCGAATTCCGAGATGATCGTTGACAATGGCAGTGTGCGGCCGTCCAACAGGGGAATTTTGGTGTCGAGAGATAGACATTCTCCGCCCGGGAGAGTTTCGACCTTCGAGCCTCTGCCGTCGGCGCTGGAAGCGAAGAAATAATCATCATTTATCGAATTTTTGACGAAAATGCCGCTTGAGATCGCAAACGTATGATGTGGATGCCACTGCTCCTTACCATCGACAGTGATAGTACCAACGTCCATGGCGCCAGCCGGTTCGATTGACACGATACGATGGTTATAGAGCGGCGCCTTCTTCGCAAAATCCTTCCAATTTTTAAAACCAAAGTCCGCAATGATTTTGTCAAGCCGAGGCGGAGTGATGGCATCCCGATTGATGTTTGACTTCACACCAGGAACTACTGGATTGGCTCGACGCACTTCCTGCAAAAACTCTTCATGGTTTTGCAGCAGTGCCGCCGTCTCCAGCCGGTTCGACTTATGCAGATTGACCGTCTGTGCGATGATACTCAACATGGCCTGCGTCGAAACGAATGCCTGATTTTTTATCGTCTTACACACCGTCCGTAGTCGCGCGTTGAGCCGTTGAGCCGCGTCGGGATTATCGGCCAAGTAGCGCGATCGCGCGCAGCCGATCTTAGTGCGCCATTCAGCGAAGCCCTTAGGATCATTTACGCGCTTCTTCGCAATCCATTTTGCATTGCGCTCGGATGCAACTTCCGCGAGCCGAGCGCGATCTTCATCCGACAAGCCTGCGTAGTAATCCTTCAACCCATTGCTAATTTTGTCCGCGATCCGAGAACGTTCATCTACCGTTAGATTATCCCAATAATCCTGCTTATTTGCGACATGAAAGGCAACGTGGTCTTCTTTATTCATATAGGTCAAGTTTGACGGGTCGTTGTCGTATCGGTCATAGTTTATGTGATGAATGACGTTCTTCACCTTCTCTGCAAATGCGGGAATGAATGTGAACTCGTTATGCTTCTCTAATGTGCGGAAAAACTCGCCAACCATACGGTGAACGTAAACCCACTTTTTGGTCGCGTGGTCATAGACCTGCGTGTATGTGCGCTCATTGGTCAATTTACGGTCGATATTTTTCTTGCGCGTGTTGAACGCGATCAGGCTGTGGGCCGGTGTCAGATTCCTAGCCTCTACAAATCCACGGCCGAGAACAGGTATCTTGTGATCCGGCGTGCACGTCAAGGTTTTACCGTTATCGAGCGTGATTTTGATGACGTCGGTATTCTTACGCGTCGGCCCCGCCCAAGTTATATTCCCTGGCATGATGGCGCCAGTAATCGGATCGCAACTGTATATCCAATTTTCTTTGCCCGCCTGATACTCGGCAATTATCTGCTGGAGCGTCAGTGTGCGCCCGTCCAACAACGGAATTTCCGTGTCAAATGACAGGCACAAAGGATTATATGCCGCATCCAATATGCTCGAACCACCGCCTACCCTGTTCGGAATCCTACGCTGGTGAATATCGTTCTTAATCGCCTCGATATGACGCTTGGCACGCTCCGGCGGCATCGTCCCGACGTCGATATAGAAAATGCGTCGTTCGGGAGCGCGCTGCACCCGATAGATGATGATCGCGTCTTCCAGCAGTTCCTTCTGCTTGTAGGTCTTGAAAATCGGCTCCAGGATCGACGAGCCAAATGGCCAGTTGATATCGTTGCCGATACTCAGCGACAGATGGATGACGTGGTCAGCGTCGATGACGCACATCTCCTGCGATTGTGGCCCCTGTGCCATGCGCTGGCGCGGATCAGTGCCAGCGCCGACCATGGTGAACTGCGACGGCGCGACAATTCCCGGCAAGGGCCGCGCCCCGTGCACCGTGGCCGTGCCGAATTGTGTCCGATAGGAGTTTGGATCAGCCTGTTTGGTCGCAAACATCGCCTGTCGATTGTAGTCCAGGCCACGCACGATGTATTCATCCGGCACCTTGCCCTTGCTCTCATCGACCTTGACCAACTCAACAGTGAAATGGTCGAGCCAGAGCCATTCCTGCGTCTCGGGATCGCGCAGGAAAAACGCATCGCCGTTTTTGATAGTGTCGCGAAACATATACCACAGGCGCGAGCGCAGATTATTCAGCTTGATCCAGCGCGCCAGCATCTGCTTGATGATACGAAGTTCACTCTCGTTCGGATCGCCGTTAAAGGCGACCTCGAACGGCTCATCGCTCTGTTCTTCCGACTGCGTGCAGAAATCGGCGATGGTGTCGAGGGCGGTGTTGATGTCGCTATCGTTGTCCATCTCCTGAAACTGATAGTAACGCGGAATGCGCTGGGGATTGCCCTGATACGCAATGTTCAGCCAACTCGCCGTGCGCGCGGTCATCGTCGAGTGCGCCTGTTGCGACCGATCTGGCTGTGGGACCGCCGGATGCTGCTTAATGAGAGTAAAATGCTTCGTCCAGGTCACGGCTGATAATCCAAATTTGAGAAATATTTAGTTGTGCAAAACTTCACTGATTTAGACCAAGACAATCCCCTAATCAACTATAACATTTAACCGGCGGCCGCTTGCAGCGGTTTACCGGTTGCCTGATCGCGGATGTCTTGTATCAGCTTCGTTTGCTTAGCGGTCAGCACCACTAGCTGTTCTTGTAGACCGCGCATGATCGCTGCCTCGGCGTCTCCTTTGCTCGATCCACTGTCGGCCAGCTTCTGGACCAACGAGTCATCTTGATCCCGCAACCTCGCCAAATCACTGCGCACATCACCCTGCGGCGCCGCGACGGTGGTCTGCGACGTCGCAGGAGCCGTCGCCGCTGTCGGAGGCGCTGTTCTTGCAGCAGCGGGCGCTGGAGCAGTCGTAGCGCCTGCTGGTGCCGCCGCAGCAGGCACAGGAGTTGGTTTGGTTGGCGTAGTACTCGCGGGCGTCGTGCCAATACCGATTTTCTGGCCGATCCAACTGTCACGCACCCAATCGACCGCGCCCTTCATCGACTCGATGATCGGTTTGATCTTGTCCCAGGCAGAACTAAAAATGGCGCCGATGTGATCCCACAGCCCAACGAAGAAATTCTTCAAGTCGCCCCAGTGCTTTATGATCTCAACAACAGGCCCGATGAGCGGCACATATTGCAACCAATCGGGCGGGTCTTTTAGCATCTCCCAGGCGGCGCTGATCGTGTCGGCAAAGAACGTCTTGATGCCCGCCCAGGCGTTCGAAATCGTCGTCGGCAAGTCTAAGACCGCTTGCCACGCGCTCGCGAACATCCCGCCCCAGTCAAGCTCGCCCAGCCATGTAAAGAGAAAGCCGAACTTGTCTTTCAGCCAGTCCCAGTTGTTCCAAATGAGGAAGGCGGCGGTCGCAATGCCGGTAATAGCCAGACCGATCGGATTGGCTATCAAGAACGCGCCCGCGACGCGAATGGCAGTCGCCAGCCCCATTATCGCCATGCCACCAAGCCGCATCATCGGGACGATCATGGTGCCAACCAGCGTCGCAATAGCTTCCGCCCCTTCTTTCCATTGCGGCAAACCGAGCGCGTCCATCGCCTTGTCGGCAAGCATAGGCGCGATTGTCGCGCCGGCGATGCCGAGGCCGAGTCCAGCGATTTTTCCTAGACGCGATCTGCCGCCCGCACCAGCACCGTGACCCCCGGCACCACCGCCGCTCAACATACCCAAAAAGCCTTTAAACGCCGCGCTCTTTATCGCCCATGCCAACACGAACGGCATGAGCAGGCCAAGCAGCTTGGCGGTGTCAGAACCACCGACCCATTTCGGTGTGATCGCCTCAAAGAGGCCGGTGAGTTCCGTCTGTAGCCAGTCAAAAGCTTTAATGATATTAACGACGGCCGGGGTAATGCCGGCGATCACACTAGCTACTATCTCTATTGCTCTTTTAAGGGCATCAACGACTTCTGGCTTCGAGAAGGTGTCTGCTAGTTTTCCAGCCACTTGCCCAAGGGATGAGCCGAGGCTCTCCGCCATTTTTTGGAACTGTGCGATGGTCTTTTTGAACCCCGCAGAGTCCTTGTCGCCGCCAAACGCCTTGGCGATTGATTCGTAGAATTTGGACTTAAAGCTGCCCGTAACCTCATGCAGTGCGCTGTCGAAGACAAGCATATTCTTCGTAAGTTGTTCGGTAATCGCCGCCTCTTTCTTCGCGGCCTCCATATCAGCGCTCATCTTCTGCGTATTGAAGCGGCCGGTGCGTTGATCAATATATTTGTCCTGCACCTCAAGCATTTCTTGCAGGAGTTCCGCCGCGTGGGTGTCGCCGAAACGCGCCCGCATCCGCAGGTTCGTCTCATTGCCCTTGATGGCGTTGTAGCGCTGCGCCGTATAATTGACCAATTCACCAGTGCTCGGGGTGCGCCCACCCTTGGTGCGGTTGATGAGTTGCTCCTGCAAGTAGTTCAAATTCTGCATGCCGGTCTCGATATTCGCCAGACCCTCCTTGGTATTGATCGGTCCGCCCATACCGGCTTGTTCGGTGAACGACTGCGCCAGCCGCGATCCGCCGGGCAACGCCGACAGAAAGGCGGCGGTGGTCCGCGCTGAGTCTTCAATGTTTTTGCGGTTTTGCGTCGGTTGTGCAGCAATGAACGCTGCATAGTTGATATTGCGCAGCGCGTCAGTGGTCGATTTCATGATCTGCTCGCGGCTGACGCCGAACAATTTGGAGAATTCAGTGCTCTGCTGAACAAACGTTTTAAATGAGTCCCGTTGCTGCTGTTCGCTCATTATGTTGAGAATACCGGACTTGCGGTAGGTCTCTAAATACTCGCCCGCCTGATCGGTAAGCTGATCGAGCGACATGCCAAAAAACCCGACGTCGTACATGCTGCCGCGCACCGACTTCTGGAACTCCATCATCGCCTTACCGGATTTGTTGGTCCCGGCCGTCAATCGCTCGCCGCTCGCTTCCAGCGTCTTCCCGGCATCGTCGAGCATGCTGGCAGCCACCATACTCTGTTTCGTCATCATCGTGGTGAATTGCTCGGTACTGAGACCGGATTCGCCCACCTGACGCATCATTTCTAGAACACTGCCGTTAAAGTTCTGACCGACGTCGGTCATCTTGCTGAACGTCTTGGTCGCCTCGCGGAGACCGCTGAACGCCGCCGTCGCCAGTTCCACCGCCGTGGCAAAGCCGCCGAGCACTGGTATCGCACGGGCCAAGCGATCCGCCATGTTGCCGAGCCCGGAGACAAAGGTATCGGTATGGCCGTGGAACATCTTGATGGTCTCGGCCATCCCCTTGACGGCTTTCTCTGGCGTCGAGAAGGTGCGATAGCCGCCACCATGGGGATGACGGATCGGCGAACCGGCGCTTCCGGGGTCCTCGCCCAATATGCGCGAAAGGATCGAATTGGTTTTGCCGATTCCGGCGAGAATGTCTGCCCAGGGTTCCATCTACACAACGCCCGTTTTTCAGGTATTTATGGGAGAATTCTCGCTAGAGTTAATGAACTGTATATAAATAAACTCCACACATAACGGGCGATTACTATGACGAGGAAAAAGTTTCTCGACGATCAGCACTTCGATGAACACGAGCCGAGCATCAATCCACTGGCAAAATACTATCGCGTTCCAGGTGTGCACGTGAAGCTGCCGACCGATGGCGCCTTCATGCCAGCCGGTTCGATCGAGTTCACCATGAACCGCGAGGTGCCGGTCTATCCGATGCGCGGTGCCGACGAGATGCTGCTGAAGTCACCCGACGCACTGATGAACGGCTTTGCCATTGAGAGCCTGCTGCGAAGCTGTGTACCAGCGATCAAGGCGCCAAGGCTGATCAGCAGTCCCGACCTCGACGTCCTGCTCATGGCCATCAAAGCGGCGACCAACGGCGAGATGGTGACGTTATCGCCAAAATGTCCGAAGTGCGGCGTCGAGAACGAAGTTCATCGCAATCTCGGCGCACTGATGGCGACGATGCAAACGGTAGATGCCGAAAATACGGTCCGTCTCTCAGACGAGGTTGTCGTCTATCTGCGCCCACACAATCTTCAGAATGCCACGACGTTGGGTATCGCCTCATTCGAGGAGACGCGGAAAATTCAGGCACTGGAAGCCGCTGAGGCCGATCAGGAGAAGCGCTCCCAGCAAATGTCGAGCAGTATCGCCCGGCTGTCCATTCTCAACAACGAGGTCATGGCCGACTGCATTCTCAAAGTGGTGGTGCCTGAGGCAGCGGTCAGCGACCCGGTGGCGATCCGCGAGTTCATGGCCAACATCTCCAAGCCGTGGAGTGACAAGATCAGCGGCGCGCTGGAGGCCATCAACAACAAGGGCATCGACCGGCATTTCGACATCACGTGTGCCGCCTGCGGACACGAATTCAAAACTGAAATCGAGTTCAACCCCACAACTTTTTTCGATCCCGACTCCTCAGTTTCGTAGCGGACGAGGAGTCGCTCAGCGCCTATCTCAACGAATTGGCCGAAGATCAGGCTCAGCTACGCCAACTGATCACCACGCTCATGTGGCACATGCGCGGGTCGCTCTCGCGCGATGAAGCCTGGACCCTCAGCCCCGAGGAGCGCCAAGACGTGATCAAGTCTATCGAGGACCGCCGGGAAATTACCGAAAAATCGGGACTTGCGCTCATGTGATGACGTCGATCAGCGGTAGCGTTGTTCCTTTATCGTCTGTGCGATCTTGGCCGCGCCCAGCGTGCTCGCGTCCCAGACCGGCTTCTCCTCTGGGTACTGCCAGAAGTTCCGGTCGGTCATCTCGGCGTTGACGCGATCGATGTCGTACTTGTTTGAAACATTCGACCACTGCACGCGATGCGCGTCGTCGATCACTCCATCGGGACTGACAATTGCGTCCGGATAGATGGTGTGGAGGAAGGTTACCAGATGGTTCATGTCGGGAAAGAACGTGCAGTCGAAAGCGCTTCTTATGAAGTGATCGTCGCCGTTGGTAGCTTGCATGACCAGCCGTTCCATTTTCGGCACGTCATTCTGCGGCCCTTCGTCGCCATGGGTGCGCGGCGTGAGCACGTTGGTCCCGGTGCTGATTTCCAACAGCAAGCGGTCGCCGACGAACACATCATGCTCATCGGCTTGCGGGACAAAGCGAAGCTCGCCGCTGTAGTCATGGGCATAGATTGACGTCCGCATAACGCACAAGGCGGCAGTGACGACGGTCGGCCGCAGATAGGTGTGGTTGACCTGAAATTTCGTCTCGCCGTTTGAGCGATAGATCAGCGTGTCCAAGCTCACACCTTCTGGCCGGTCATAGTACGCCAAATTTTTCGCGCCATCCCAAATGGTGCCGACGACCAACACCAACAGCAGAACATACCAGTAGCGCACCGCTAGATAAATCAAGAACATAAACGTAAACGGCATTGACGGCACTCCTCAACGTGCGCCATAATATCAGGTCTGCACAATTTGTCAACCGAAAACGGTTTTGGCCGATCCGTGGCATGGACGAACGCCGGTGACCGACGCTGTGAGAAGTCGCAAAACCTAAACTCAGAAAATCGTGACATCAGTCCTTGCTCACGCTATTGTGCGCCCGCTCCCCGCTAAATATCATAAACCTCAGCAGAGACCTCGATGTTTGCGATTCACGAATCTCGTGTAGTTCGGTATCTGTCCCATCTTTTTGTTACCCCACATAATCTCCTTCAGGAACACGACCAGTGGGCCGAATTTGCCCAGACACTGCCGCGCGCCTCGTTTATCGTCTGGCTGTCGAGCGAGGTGGCGGCGCATCTGCTCACCAAGAAGCCGCACAATGTGTCGCTTGAAACATTAATCGACAGCGTCGATGACGATACCTCCGATTCTGTGCAGCACGACGCCGAGCGGTTCTTAGAGCATCAGTTCGGTTTGTTTCGCTACGACCCAAACTACAGCCGGATCATCCTGGTGTTCCGGCATCTCGTCCAGCACAAGCTGCGACACCGGCGCATGCCGCAGCAGACGCTGCTGGCCTGACCTTCCAACAATCTCTGTGACATTTTGACGCCCGTCGCGTGAAGGGACAACTTCGCCCATGCCCATGATCGTTGAAGACTACGCGGCCATCGCTGCCGCGATCGTAAAACTTGAAGAAAATCAAAATAATGACGAGACTACAGCCTCCAGCGAACTATTAGTGTTTACTGAAGACGATATTATCGCCCTGAACGCCGCTTGACGTTACAATCAGATGAAGCTATTTGTTCTCAACGCCATGTGACATGGCGCAACCGGGAGCGGTCATGCTCAACAACACTTCCTCTGCTAGTCATCCGATCGTTATTCACCCACAACAAGGAGTCGATATTGCACGCTTGAATGCCGATGGTACATGGTCGGTGCAGTGGGACGCGGTGCGGGATCAACCCGACGCTCCACCGACGTCTGAGAACGCCGCACTGCGCGGCGCTTGTGAGGTGCTTTTGGCGGCGCGCGACAACTTCTTCGCCTCGCCATGGGACCATCCGAGCACGTGGGATCAAGAGCCTTTCGTGATGTCACTGTTCAATCCGCTCTATCGGGTCAATCAACTGGAGCGGACTGCTCGACGCGCGGGCTATGAACGTCACCGGGTTCTGCAATCTGCTGCTCGCCGCGCGTGATCGTTTCCTCACTGAACTTTTCCAGGGGTAACCATGTCATTGGCAACTTCCGTCGAAGCCGACGCTGACCAGCCATCGCGGCGAGACAGCCTGCGTCAGATCAGCCACGATTTGCGCAACGCCTTGACCATCCTCGATGGCAACCTTGATACCATCAGGGCCTTGCATATTAAGTCAATCGAGCGCCCATTGGATCGCCTGTTTGAGGGGGCGCGGCGCGTTGCAACGGCTGAAGGCGCGATCAGCGCCTTGATCAAAGGCGAATAGGCAACAACAACTGAGATAGAAAACCGCCGCTACCGGAAGATAGCGGCGGTATTTTTGTTACGACTTCCCGCTTCGGACGATCCCCGCGACCTCCCTCTTCCAACGCGCAACCTGTTGATCAATGGTCGGACCCTGCGGTTCTTCCAATGGCAACTTGCCAGCGCGGATCAGATCAGTGACATTGTTGAGCACCGCGCGCGCGTCTCGCGCCGAAATATTCTCACGCTTTACCAGTTCTCTTGTTAACGCGCCCGACGTCATCCGTCGCCCGACGTTCTCACGCATAATGGCCAATAAGGTTGTCGTCGCCGACACACGGGCTGCCAATCTGTCGTCATCACCACCGCCTGTCATGCACAACGCCTCCATTCATAGGCCGCGCCGTACCTAATCGATTTCGGCCGCGACCAGTAGTGCTGGCATTCAACACCCACAAGATTAGACCAGCAGTGAAGAATACCACGCTAAGTATCGCCCACGCCAGCAATGCGGCGGCGGCGAAGAGGGCATATAATGGTGAAAGGTTCTGTAGCATCACCCCGCAGCTTACAGCATTCACGCCGGGACGCTAGAGCAAAACCGCAGTAGTTCGAGATGAACTATTGCAAAGGCGACATTAGACGTACTAGTAAATATCGTATTATGGATTATGGTCATTGGAAGTGTGATTTTGACTTTGAACCCGATGAATGGTTCGGCTTTATCTATCGCGTGATCGATCACCGCACCGGCATGCAATATATTGGCAAAAAACAACTGACCAAGGTGCGACGCAAACCAACCAAGGGCAAGCGTCGCAAAGTCATTCGCGCCGAATCGGACTGGCGCAGCTACACCGGTTCAAGTGAGCATCTGAACGAAGCGATCGCGCTGAACGGCAAAGATAACTTTACGTTTGTTATCGAATCCCTGCACAAGACCAAGGCGTCACTGCATTACGCCGAAATCGAAGTGCAGGTAATCGAAGATGTGCTGCGCGCCCGGCTCGACGACGGGTCGAGAAAGTTTTATAATCGCGCGATCGGGAATGTCCGCTTCATCCCGCCGCCAGAGACGCTGGAAGAAGCGGCGCACAAACGCCGCTCAGGCGTGTCCGGCGTCTTGGATCATGCTGATGACCGGCACCCGCCCACCACAGCGTGCGCAGACCGACCGCTTGGGGGTCTTGGTCTTCCGGTCTAGCAGCGTCAGCCAGTGGGTGCCGTGGCAGGTGCCGCACATCAACAGCACCTCGTCCTTGTTAAAATTCCGCAGCACGCTATGGGAGTTATTCATCAACAACTGGAGCGTCGGCCGATCATTGATATCGGCGAGGCGCAGCACCGGAATGTCAATACTGACGAGGCTCATTTGAAAACTGTCGCCGCCGCCGTTCTTGCGGGTGCGCACGACAAATGGCAGGCCAAGTTCAAAACGCGGGAACGAGCGCACCCCGCGCTTGATCCTTGGATCGTAGCGCGGATTGATCAGCGTCCGCGCCAGATAGCGCTCGTCAAGCGCGAACATGATTTACCGTAGACCGAAAAATGCCAGCACAGCCACCACCACGACGATCAGACCGACAAGATAGATAATATTGTTCATGGCCACCTCCGAGGCGTAGCTAACGCCGCGCCGCGCGGGTTGTCAACGGCCTCAGGCGACACTGACGATGCTGAAACCGTCCTGCTTTGTGATCGTCAACGTCGCGTCGGTTTGATCGCAAAGCTCCTCGCGGTGCGAGATCAAAAAGATGTTTTTCCGGCGATCAGCCAGTTGCCGCAATACGCCCGCCGCCGCACCAACCCCAGCCCGATCCATGCCCTGATCGAGTAGCTCATCTACGGCCAGCATATTGTAGTTGAAGTTCAAATTCTCCCAGAGGTCACGGAACGCCCAACTATTCGCCAGGATCACCCGGTTCATTTCGCCGCGCGACAGCGATTCGAAATCCTTTTCACGGCCGAATAGCGCGATCTCCACCGTTAGATCAGGCAGGAAACGAACCTCGTGCGGTAATTGCAGCTTCTCAAGATAGCTGTTGAGGTGTTGGTTGAGGTAGTGCAGGTTTTGATCGATAATCCGCTTGCGGATAAACGAATCCTTCGAGGTCAGAAGCTTATACAGAAATTGCTCGTGCTTGAGTTCCAGCGTCACGACGTTGAGCGTCGTGTAGTCGATCGGACTGATGGTGCTCAGCAGCCCATCGATCTTGCTAGCGACCGGATTAACCCGTTGCAGTTCCGCCTCCAATTGCGCCGTGATGCGCTCACGCTCCTGATGCACCCGCCAGACGGCATCGCGTGAGCCATAATTGGACACCGGGCTGGACCCGTAGTTAAGCCGCTCGATATCCAGTTGATCGAGTTCTTTATAATATTCCTCCAATGATTGTTTGTGTTTGGCTAATTCGGCCTCAGTCTCGTCAATGCGGGTTTGCAGCGCTGAGCGGCGTTCGTCCATCTGGCCCTGCCACTGAGCCACCTCGTCGAGGATGGCGTCTGCCTGCCCATGCAAATCGGCTTGCTTGGCGCGTTGCTGTTCTCGGGTGTCCGCGATCTCGACGTGAAGCGCCGCAACGTCATCGTGCAGTTGCTGAACCGCTCGGTTTTTCGCGTCGATCTTGCTGTCCAAACCGACGATCTGAGACTCAAGGGCAGCGATCACCTGTTGCAAGTGGTCGGTTCCCGCGAGCCCCTGACCACAGGTGTGACAACGATGTTGATCCGGTGCCGCCCGGTGTTGCGCAAGCTCATCACGTTGCACCTGAAGCACCGCGATTTCTTGTGTCGCCGTTTGCGCTTCGCGTTGCTGGCGTTCGATCGCGCGTTCAAGGCGGGCGATATCGTCAGCGCAAGACCCCCAAGCTTCCTTCCGCAGCCGCGCCGCTTGGGTTTTGAGCCGGTCCACTTCGACGCCGGACTGTGTTTCGACTTCTCGCCGATAGCGGGTCAGATCGGTCTGCAAGCGGCCTACAGCGGGTTTCGTCGCTTCGATGCGAGTGACGATGGCCTGCTCCTGTTCGCGCAACAGGCGATGCGCTTGTTCCCACGCGTCAATTTTATCGAAGATCGCCAACTCGGCGGTGATATCGACCTCGGTCAGACGCTCGACGCGTTCACCAAGCTCCATCAGCACAACGTTTTGCTTGCGATCCCATGCGGCGGCCTCAGCCCGCGCCTGTTCAAGTGCCGCCTCAATGCGGGCGTTGGCTTCGCTGATCGCCTTGACCGTGGCCTCCTCACCACGCAGCGTGTCTTTATGAGTGTCGATTTGCAGTTTCAGTTGATCCGCGAGGGTGCTGATCTGGGTGATGCCCATCAGTTCCTCGATCACCTCGCGCTGTTCCGCCGGGCGCATGCGCAAGAACGGGGTCGTTGTCGTGTTCAGCGCAACGATATGATGAAACATCGTGCGCGACATGCCGACCACGCGCTCGATCTCGGTTTGGGTATGGCGGTTTTCACCTTGCGCCATATCGACCTCATCGCTGCCGACGAAGAACCGTAGCACGTTGGGCTTACGACCACGTTCGATGCGGTACGGCACGCCGTCGCGCCGGAAGCGCAAGCTGACCAGCATGTTCTTGCCGTTGATGTCGTTAATCAGATTATCGACGCGGATTTTGCTCAGCGGTTCGCCGTAGAGGGCGTAGGCGATGGCTTGCATCAGCGCGGTTTTGCCCGCGCCATTGCGACTTTCCTCGCCGCCGGTATCTAAATTTAACCCCAGCACCAGCGTGAGCCCAGTATCGGCAAGCGAGACAGTCTGCGCAACGGCACCGATCGAGAGAAAGTTTTGAATGGTAATGGACTCAAGGATCAACATGTTCAGTCGTTCCTAAAATTAATAATTCGAGATAGAAATAAGTTTCTTACGCTCGGGGCAGGGAATTGAATATTTCGACCAGTCGGGCGTTGTCCATCTCTCCACTCTCCAGATGCTGCAAGCTGTCGATGATGATCTCATCGACCGTATACAGCGTCTGATCGGCGGCGCGGGCTTCTGGTGCGAGCGGCGCGACATTGACCAGTTCGACCTTGCGGAGGTCGAAGGATTTTACCAGGGTCTCGCGAATCTCTTGGGCTTCCTCATATTGCAACGGCATGTCCACGGTGGCACGGACGGTCATCTTCGGCTTCAAAATGTTCAGATTATCGAGCAGCCAGGACAGTTGTGCCGTTTGATACAGCGGCTGTTCGGGCCACGATTCGAAGAACGGGTCTTTGCCCCATTCAAGGAACATCGCGCCGCGATTGGGATCATTGGCGTCGCTGAAATCGAAGGGCATGATATTACCAAGGTAGGTTATGTTCTTCAGACTTTGCCGCTGGTGGAAATGACCGCAATTATGAACAACTATCCCATCCGCGACATAGCTTTCATCTTCCTCAACAGACAGATTATACACTGTCTCGACCCCGACCGTCTCCTTCAGCTTGCGCACTCTTCCGCACTGGAAGTGTGGCGTGCGGAACGCCGATCCCCATCGTGCCGTCTCCTTATAAGCCCTCACTCTCCACTGTTCGCGGCAGTCGTACGTGCGGTCCCCGGGGAAAGTTGCACGATGCGCCGGGCGGAGGAACAGCGTTGTCCGCCAACCCAACATCTGGGCAAGCAGCTTTATTCCGACCGACAACCCTTTGCTGACCGACTTTGTCTCCCACTTCTGTGGTGTAATGTCGCACCCATCACCGTCAACGTAAGCGCGAAGTAAAATTTCTTGTAGATTTACCGGCAAGGAGAACACCCAGCCAGGGACCGTGATATTCTCCGCGTATCTACCGATTTGTGAGTCAAGCCACACTGCTAGGTTGGGATGGTAGATGCTTGCGGTGCGTCCATTCTCTCCGGTTCTAGCCTCCGCGATTTTGTATCCACAGCGACTCACCCTCGAAAGGACTCCAGCAACATGTATGTACTCATTCAAATGGCATGACAGGCTAACCGTTCGAGAGTTCCACGTATGTCCCTCCGCGAGGTACCACCCGAGGAATGTAGCAAAATCTTCGTTCCAATCGAGACCCGACGGCAACTCCGGCAAGGCAAGATGCTCATCTACTCTTATCGGTGATGACCACCAACAGTCCTTCATGTCGCCCGCAGCAACCCATTCAGCATGACCTTCTGAAACTATTTGGCTCAGGGGTCGCGAGTTCGCGCGACCGCGTCCAAGAACGAAAAATGGATGATCGCGGGTCACTCTTAGACGCGGGTGGCCGTTTCCGTGTAATTCGATAGTCTCACTGGTACGGCTTGCCGTTTTGATAACTCTCCGCCAGCGATTTTTGTGTGTAAGCACAAAATCACCTTCGCTCACTTTGGCGATTGGCTTCACACCGTCAGCACAAACTACGGTGACGTCGGCAGGGAAACAAAAAGTATGTTCCTGCTTGGTGAAAACATCGGCTTCTACGGCGTTGTGACCACCCGTACACGCCACGCGGGCATTCATCATAGCCCCGATGGTCTCGAAGTGGCCGAAGGCGTAGCGGGCCTTCAGATGGGGCAGGAGGGCCAGTTCATCTTCGACCAGCCACGGCAGCAGGGCGACGCCGTCAAGGACAATCGGCTCGTTGATTAAAGTGATTTTGTCGAGATGCTTGGCGAAGTTGAGGGATGATATCTCGCGCGTTTGGCGGCGGGCAAGGTCGTGATTGCCTTTCAGGAAGGTGACTCTGTCGAAGCCAGCGGCAGACAGCATTTCAAGCCCGGTCAAGGCGGCGTTCAAGGAACTGACGCCAATTGCCGATCTGTTGTGATAAAAATCGCCGAGAAATAGGCAGGTCTCGGCACCCCATGATCGGGCACGGTCAATCATCCATCGTATGAACTCCAGATTGTCTTGGTTGGCGATTATCGAGTCACCGGAGCGGCCAAAATGGGCATCGGTAAAGACAACGGCTTTTTGAAAATAATTATCGCTCATATGGACCCTCTCGAACAGACGTCTGCATAGCGCCGCGACGCCGGTCACGCAAGGGTGAATAGGCGCATCTAACTTACTTTCTCGGCGCTGGATGTGCGACATGATACACGGCGAGGTCTTCCAGCCATGCGCCGATTGGCGCCGGAACCTCGTACTCGCCGGACAACCAGCGCCGCACGGTCCGCTCATTCAATGCCACCTCGGCTGCTAGATCACGGGCTGACCAATGCAACAAATCAAGCACGGCGGCGAGACGGTCGGGCGTCACTCTTTCCTCCACAAAAGAAAAAGGGGCCGAAGCCCCTAAACGCGAATTTCGATTTCACCGCTACGACGTGTGCCGTTCGCCGCCTCTGGATGGGCGGTGATGATCAGGCTGTAGGCGCGCTCATATTGGGCGTCGTACCAACCGCGCACGGCCTCGATCCGAGCGTCACTTCCTGGCGGCAAGGTCTCGATCTCGGACGGCAGATCACGGTTGGTGCCGATCCGACCAATCCAGTTACCGTTGCCATCGCTCGTCAGGCTGGAATGTGCGCCCATCAGCGCGCTCGGCTCCCATGCGGAAAACACGACGATGTTGGTGCCGATGATCTGGGTGCGGCGAATTTGCGTCGTCATGGGGTTCAGAGCCTCCGATCGGCTGGGACCAACTCCCTCGCCATATGCACAATATGCCGCAAAAAGCGGACATTTGCAAGCGAAAAATCATCGTTCCGGAAATTATTTTCCGGGCGTTTGGTTACTGAAACATAGTTTCAATTGATTCCCGCCATGTTCCTGCTATATAACTCGCATGCTGGAGACTATCACATATTGGCTGCGGATCGGTTGTACGTGGCGCCGAGTAACCACCTCCGTCGCTCAATGGGCTAGATTGCCCCACGTGTCGGGGGGCTGTAAGCTTGTACCGGCGCTTCTCACGGGACTAATGTTGCCACCGGCTAGCCCCGCTGTGCCCACTGTACCCCCCGCATATAATCAATTTGTACCGGCCTCTGAGGCCACGACGGAACAGCAAACGCCTTTCACCACCCCCCTCAACGGGCTGATGGTAGGCGGTCTTGGCGGATCGGCGATCGACAATGGGACCAGCAATGCCCATCACATTGCCTTCGCGGCCCCGGCCACAGCAGCGGTTTATTTGCCCGACGCTGATGTCGCTCCGCATGTGGCAGACGGGCCGTTATCCTACCCGATCAGCGTGACGCCATGTTGTGACCCGGTCGCTCCGCGCGAGCCAATTCCCGAACCTACGGCGGTCACGCTCTACGCTCTGGGCGTGTTGTATTGCCTTCAAAGACGCGCACGATCGCGTTGACACCTGCCGAGAAACCGACAAAATTGTTTTCTCAGTTGACAAACGCTTCGAAATCGGTATATTCGACGTACGCGTTGACAGGCGATCGACGTGACACCGGAAGGCGGAAATGGCAGAGCGAACAGTAACCTTCGATAAGCAAATCAAGGGCGATAGGTTCGAAATCGCCCGCATTTCTTTCGATGGCGTTCGCCAAACCGGCGGCTTTAACCGCTCGGTATGGATAAGCCGCCCGCAATACAAGGTGAATGGCAAGGTCGTATCCCGCGCGATGTTTTTCGCGCTCAAGGATGCCGCTGAAGCGGAATTCTGAACGACACACAGCACCCGGAGGCGGACATGCACCAATACACCTTCCTGAAGACCCGCGAAGTTCAGCATCCGACAGCAGGAGAAACCCGCGCGTTCTCCCTCGCTAGGGCAGAAATCGCCGAGCGCTGGGCGGCCTACTGGGAAGAGCAGGGCGATAAGGATCAAGCCCAGCGGTTTCGGGACGAAGCAGCCTCTCTTCGGGGAGGCTGATCATATGGAGGAATGCATGACCCGCGACGATGCAGTTAGCTTTGCGATGAGCATCATCAAGCGCAGCAAGGACTGGCAGGAAGTACAGGACGCGATGGCCAACAATGCCCCCGTGCGCGCGTGGCTTGAGGGTGAGGCTGGCGGCGATGATCAGGCCGTCATTTCAGTAGCGCAGTCTGTCATCCACGAGGCCGAAGAAAGGCTCGGCGACAAACTGCCGGCCGACTATTCATAGAACCGGGCGGACCTAGGGAGCACGCCTTGATCCGATGCACGATCGACTACGGGTATGATATCCATCATATCGATATAGATGAAAACACCTATCTCGCCATAAAACGGGGAGACAAGGTCTCTTTGGCCGGGCACGGCTTCTGGTACGAGGGCGAGGGGAAACTTGATGATCGGTGGTATTTCAACCGCCACGCAAACGGCGACATTGAGGTCGAGGTCGAAAACGGCGCGGAATTCACCGCCCGCAATTCCTGGTTCGATCCTCTTCCGTAGCGACCGCGTTAATTTCGCAAATTGATGGAGCAAGCCTGTGGTACCCGCTGACCTACTCTACGTCGAAACGAAAGGGCCGAGGGCTTCTGTTCGAGGCTGCTTGTTGTGCAAGCACTTCGAGAAGATACCGACCGGCCGCCATGGTGTCGGTCGGGGCTACGGGTTGCGCGAGGGGAACAAGGCGCGCGGGCGCATCATCCAGCACATCAACGCAGCACACCCGCGCGAATGTGCCGCTGTCGCGGCCGACTTCGAGCGTTTTCGCGACATGCAGCCAGCAGCCCGGATAACGGTGCTGCGGCGGGAGCTTATCGCAGCACAAGCCTCGGGATAGCCCACGTGAGCAACACGGAAACAACAATCCAGAACTCGATCGAGGTGCTGGGCGAATGGCGGATAGCATTCACCCCGATCATCTCGGCCTTTTCACTCACTGACGAACAAGCAGCGCGGATTACTCAAGTTGACGAACTTCTCAGTTCGAAAATTGAAGCGCTTGACCTTGATGAGCTTCTGATGATCCTGGAGGCGGCGAAATATTTTGGCATGGCGGTTGAAAAGCTGTTTGCGTTGTCGCCGCAACAGCGAACCGCTCAGCGCGCAATTCAAGAGTCGTGGAAGGTTGCGTTCGACGTGTGGAAAGCCTGAATGCGGCCCTGTCGCGTCACTTGCCTTTTTGCCACCCGTTACAACAGCCATCAGCATCGACTTCCGGGTCAAGATCGAACAGGTCAGGTAGCTTCTCGACGAGGGTCGCGTACAGTCCACAGGCCCCGTCATACCACGCACACTGGCGGCAGCGCACGGGACCTTCAACGAGCCCAGCTACTTCCGGGGTGACAGCCGCCCGACAAGGCTGGCCTTCTTCGGGCGCCCCGTGGGCGTAAAGTCCGCAGGACATCTGAGGAGCAACCTGATCCGTGTCCCGGAACAAAGCGCACAATTTCGACTCCGGGCGAAAATGCACGCACGTGCCACACTCAGCGAACTTTGCGTGCGGAGGCTTCGGGGACATATAAAGGAACGCGGTGCCGTCGATTTTCTTGTCGGCCTTAGTCGATTCGAACAGGTTGATGAACTCGCGCATCTGTTATTTAGTGGATTGGTGGGCGGGCCGGGATATCCCGCACGCAATGTGTTTCCAAGGCCGCGAGGGTGCGATGCGTCGTATCCGCATAGGTGTAGTAGGCGGCGCACAGCTTAGCCATCGCCACCGTCTCGTCAGTATCCTTCGGTAGCACCGCCCGGAGCGCGACGGTCATCATGATGAGCAACGAGAGGCCGACGATGACGGTGGTGAGAACTTGAGTCACCCAGTATATATCAATGGCGGTATTCAGAGGAGGACACAGGACCATGCTTGTTATCAGAGCCAACACGCCACAACAGGTGCTCGAAGAGATTATGAAACTCCTCGCCGAAGACGAACGGCAGTACGCGCACGCCTACCTTGCGCCGGAAAACAAGAAACGGGAGCGCGACCTCGAATTTGCCAAACGGATGGCAATCGCGGCCTTCCGGAAGAAATTGGATGGCGCGACGATTACCAGCCGGGAAGGAGAACTTGAACGCGGCTAGCTCCGCGTCATATCGGGTATCGCCGGAGAGGTCACACTCTCCGGCGGAAACATCACCGGTGCGGCGCGCGTTGTCGGCGGCATCGTCCGCGAGCCGGGTGTCGGCAGCGGCGGCAGGGTAAATTCACTTGGTGATACGCCGTGATCTTTAAAGCTGAACAGCAGTTGATTATTCATGCTGAACTGTGTCGGGTCGCCCGGGGTGTTATTGCCGAAGAACACAGTTGAGGTCAAAGCGGTGGTGTTGAACGGCACCGGCGCAGTGCCATTCGACGGCGTGAAAGCAGTGATGATGTAAGCCATCTTTTGTGTGGTCTGGTTATACGACCAGAGCCCCGCGTAAGCGACGGCCGGATTACCCTGTTGCAGATAACCCTCGACAAAAGTGCCGTTGGGTTCGAGTTGGAGGACCGCCTGCTGCGTCACTCCCCCTGCACTCGGATTGGTCGGATTGACGATGGCGCCAGTTGCCGTCCAAGTTCCGACCATATCAGCCGCTGTGTGTGGCCCTGCCATAGTCTCCTCCTTGCGCGATGTGATCCTATCGGAACACGATCACCTCGTTGCACAACTTCCCGCGATGGTCGAGAAATATCGCGACCCATCAACAAGAACCGTTATGCGCGATCTCATCAACATTATCGAACAGATTATGACCGAGGCGATCGAACTCAGGAACGGGCTCGATCTGCTGATCCTCCGCAATCCCACCGAAACCGCGTCAACGCTCGTGCCTGTCCAGCCCATGGCCTACTGTGCCGCGAGGCTACCGTAGATGGCCACGAAATACCTGTGCCAGCCGGCTCGCGACGGCACCGTAACTGCTGCGCTGCATTACGAACAAACGTGCTGCTGCACGGACCAACGAAGCCTGATCTTGCATTGTCGAGACTGCTCGAACGGGCCGAGCAGCCTGCTGTGTGGGCTTTGGCGCTTCTCGATCTCGCTGCTAGTGAGATACCCGGGTTGCGAAACAACCCGGCCCGCGTCCCATGACGATCGCCCGAGAACGCGATGCGAGACTGCTTCGAACCGGTAGATCATGCGCATCACGTCGTCCAAGGCTTGGACGACGTGTGGTCAGAATGCGAGGTAGGTCAATTAGTCAGCCGGTACTTTCGGCGCATATGGGCTGCCATACTTTTTCAGACGTAGCCGTATCGTACCGTGTGTCACGCCAAGTTCCTGCGCCCATTCGACTATGGTTTGCGAGCGCCCCTTCTCGTCTGTGACAATTTTAGGCGGTGCACCATGACGATGGTTCTCGAACCATTCGGCACCGCCCGCAGCGATGAGTTCCTCCTTCAGTCCTGGCCGATATTTTTCACACTTGTCCGAGAGGTAGCTATTGAGGGCCTTCCCAAGATAAGTGCTGAAGTGAGGTCGAGACTTGCCTTCCGCGATCATTTCAAGGTATTGCCGCTTATTGTCTTCGTATCGCAGGTCGAGAAACCAGCGGGCCGCGCCTGCTGCTACAAGTTCTTCCTTCAAGCCCTGACGATATGTTGGGCCGTTCACAACACAATATCGGTCGAGTGCCGCGCCTAATTGCGTCTTAAAGTTTGGTCTTTCCAGCCCGTTCCGCGCCATCCTCAGTAGCTCGGCACGATTCTGTTCATATCTTTCATCATAAAACCAATAAGCACCGCCTTCTTCGAGAATCTCAGCGCGGAACTCCGGGCGGAAGCGCGGACCTCCAGCACTCAAATATTGAGACAAAGCTCGGCCAAGCTTAGTGTTAAGGAGAGGTCGCGGTTTACGATCGCGAACCAGTTGCAATGCCTCCTGGCGCTGCGCCTCGAAGCGGCTGTCGAGAAACCAATATTCGCCGCCGGAATCAATAAGCTCTTGCTTCAACCCGGGCCGGTAGCTACATCCCTTGCTCGTGTACGAGTTAAGCATCTTACCAAGATATGTCGTCTCATGGGGCCGATGTTTGCCTTGGGCTATCATATCAAGATATATTTGCTTATTGGCTAAAAATGTTGCGGCGTCGATGTCGCGGACCTGTTGATAGCGCAGGCGCATCTCCGGCGCCTCTGCCAAAACACGTGAGAACGTCGTTGATTTTCCAAGCAACACGCGAATTGCGCCGCGCAGCTTTTTGGCCTGCTGGTGGTCGCGATAAGCCAGTGCGAGTAGCAAATGCGCGTCGAAATGGGTCGCAGCGTCGAGCGCGATCAAGTTGTCCGGCTCGTCGTTGCCACCCATACAACGCGGAATGATATGGTGAATTTCCGAATACACATGTCGCGGCGTCGGATTAATGCGATAATATTCTATTAGCTTGTCATAAAGAACGAGGGCTCTCTGTGGATCATCTTTAGAATCAATGATTAATTCAATGGTTATTGGACATGTCATTCAGACACGATAATTAATCGTCACGTTCATCCGCAATATTTTTCGGCTTTCGCCCGCGCTTGCCCGCCTTTTCTGGCGATGCCAGTTGATCCCGCTGATCTAATTCATTTTCTACTTGACGTGTGTGGCTCGGCATAGCTCCGGCCATTATGAGCATGTCATCACGTATTTGAGAGGACCTCTTCTCGACATTCAAAATTCTTCTGAAACAATTTTTGATTATTTGCGTGTAAAATGAGAAAGGATTCGCACTGCGCGACTCATCAAACTGCAATCCTACCTGCGCCAGTTGCATAAGAGCGTGGCTTCTCATTTCGTCATTGTAACTGTTGCCCGTGAGGTAGATTGTTCCATTCCGTCGAGCCATGAAGGAACCATACTCAGTTTCTGGGCACCATACGCGACCCTTATAGTCGAACGTTGGTTGGTTTGGGTGCGCCAACTTCCCACGCCCTGGATGGGAGCGTCCATTGCGTTTTCCGCCGTGTAGATCAACATTTTCCATCATCGAGGCGCGACAGCGGTCACGTCTGGAAAAAATATTCACAACATTGATCGTCGTTGGCTTTCCGTACGAGACAATCTCTCGATGGTGAGTTGATGTCCGGTGGCCGTTCATCGTGCATAGAGCCAAGAACGCATCCAGAGCGGGCTTCTCTTTTTGGTTGAAACGCCGGTAGCCGCCATACTTTAGATTTTCACCGAATAGTTTCGTCCGACATCCGTCCGCGCTCACCATCGTATCGATCAGCAGTTCGCGCTGGGACTCGGTCAACGACAACAGGAATGGCATGGACATAATACGGCCAGGAGCTACACTCACGATCTGCTCGCATATTTCCTTCGACAACGTAAAACCGATGTTGATGTTGCCGGTTTCTAGCAGCTTCTCAGTTTCACCAGCGGTTCCTCCTAAAGTGCTGATGCAGTTCCTGATCCGAGCAGCGTTCGGACCTTCATTCTGATAGACCGTGAGGCGTGTGTAATTGCGATCTGGCGCCTCGTAGTAATTGCCCTCCGTCACGGTCCACCCTACTAGTTCGACAAATGCATTACTATAGGTTCCAGGACCACCCTCAACAGGGTCGCCCATGAGAATAACGCGATCCTTATCGATTAGGTAATCAACTTCCTTCAATCCTTTGCTCGTAATGAACTTGTGGCCCGGTGTTACCAAAGCGTCCATCCCCACGACGTCCAGCTTGAACATCTTTCCATCGTAATCACCACGGTAAATCGATTTGATGCGCGACCACTTCATTTTCCCATCAGAGGCATCATACGACAGGATCATGTCGCTTTCATTGATCTCATCGCCGGTCAGCCACCCGCGCTGCGTCAGTGCCTCCGTCTGAGCATCCACACAATAGCCTCTCCAATTACCCCTGCGGGCATATTGTTCAACTAATAACATAAACATTCGTGCCAGTCGGTCGGAAATCTTTCCGTGCGCCACGTAAAAGCCGCCGTTCTCGAAGTCACCGAGCCAGTGAGAGCGCCCTACTTCTATCAGTTGGCCATCACGGACGATAAAGTGTCGGAACGGCGTAAAATTAGTCTTCGCTAATTGACCCTCAATCGTTCGCCGGCGTTTGTACTTGTCGTCGATCGGCGGCAGATGGGCGTCGGTCATGACGCGGAAAACCACTGTATCTGCGGCTACCGGCCCAGCCTTCTCCGCCAATACTTCTGCCAACAAACTGGCGGTGATCATGTCCTCATGCTCGACGATGATGTCGTAACTGGCATATTCCGGCGCTGCAAACGCACAGAAACTCGCCTTGCATACCTTGATCTCGGCCAACAGGTCCTTGTTGGTGATATACTTTACCTTCTGCTGCATTCATCTCACCCTGTTATCGTTGTTAAAAGTAATATACTACCATAATTCGATGCTAAATACCTCTTAGTCTTTCGAAAACGGATGCGCCATGCTAGGAGATATCGCCAGTAACCTCGGCCAATTGACCTCAACCTTTGGCAACATCCCGAACATTATCCAGACCGGTGTCGATAACCTTGCCGACGATGCGCGGAACGCCTTCACGTCAAACAACAGCACCGGCGGCAGCGACTATCGCGCCAAGCTCGACGCGCTGCATCCGGACGACGTCTATACCAATGCCAACGGCATCCTCACCCCGCTGAAAGAGACGCGCGGCGTCATTTTCCCCTATTCGCCGACGATCTCATTCAGCCAAGCGGTCAACTACACCGATCTTCAGTTGGTGCACTCGAACCTCGACTATCCCTCCTATACGCGGACGCCGACCTGCACGCTCCAGATCAGCGGCAAATTCACCGTGCAGAACAAGCGCGAGGGGCGCTATGCCCTCGCGGTGATTCATTTTCTCCGCGCGGTATCAAAGTCGTACTTCGGCGAGGCCGATGCCGCCGCTGGCAAGGCCGGTCTGCCGCCCCCCGTGCTGGTGTTCTCGGCCTATGGCCCCTACATCTACAACCGTCTCCGCTGCGTGTTGAAGACGCATTCTTGGGCCTATGACGATGCCACCGACACCGTCCCCATCGCAGTCGATGGCGGCGCCACCGTGCGTCTCCCGGCGCTGTTCACGGTCTCCCTGGAATTGATGGTGGTGCAAACTCCGTACAATATGCGTACACAATTTAGTTTCGATCAGTTTGCGAGCGGTGCGCTCCTCAATAACCAAGGTGGCTACGTATGAGCTTGATCCGCTATCCGCAGACCTCGGCCTACGCCTCGTCGCCGCAAACCTCGTGGTATACCGGTCGGCTAACCTTCCGCCCGGTGCCGCCCGACGGGACCGATCAGCCGTATATCCTCCAGCCGCGACATCAGTTCCGCCCCGATCGGCTGTCCTATGATCTCTACCAGACGCCGTCGTACTGGTGGGTGTTTTGCGAGCGCAACCCGTTCCTGCGCGGCGATCCGATCTTCGGCTTCGTCGAAGGACTCAAAATCATGGTGCCGTCGTTGAGCCATCTGCAACAAGTGCTCGGTGCGTAGGATGGGTTTCGTCTTTGGTAGCGACAATAACAACGGACCGGATAGCCTGACGGGGCCATCGCTCGACAACCTGATGGATAACATTCCAAAGCTTCGGCTGCCGGAACAGTTCGGTCCACCAGAGCCGCAGCCAGAAGTTTACGGGCCGTCACAGCCGGAACAGTTTGGCCCGCCGCAACCGCCGTTGGCCACTCAGTCACCGTCGTCCAGTTCCAACACGATCGACGGCTTGATCAACGACGCCGTGCAGTCAAACCCGCTGAACAAATATCTCAACTACACCTATCATTTCCGGCTGTTCGTCATGGGCGACGGCGACGCCAATGCCGCGATGGTCAGAACCAACGTTTCGGCTGATGTCGGTGCGGCAGTGGCGGGCAAGCCGCAGGTTACCATCGCCGAAAGCGGCGTGACCGGCTACAATATCAAGGAAGTCGTCATTCAAGTCGCGCCGCCCGGCAACGACATCAGCCGTCAGCAGGCGGCCAGCGCGTTCACGATCACGGTGACCGAACCGAACGGCATCAGCTTTCTCGACGCCGTTGCCGAAGCCGGCAACACGCTCAGCCTGCGCAACTACACCAAGGCGATGTATTACCTGGAACTGACGTTCGTCGGCTATGACGACGCCGGGCGTTTTAAACCGTCGAGCGCCGACAACAGCATGCCGAACGGCGGGCATTGGTTGTGGGCACTGCAACTCACCGACGTCGGGATCAATCTGACGGAGGCTGGTGCAGTCTACACTATCAAGGCGCTCCCGACGCAAGACGCGCTGTGGTTTGACGACACCGACATCCTGAATGCACCGGCGGTGGTCTACGCCAAAGGCGAGACGTTGGGGGCGTTGCTCGACAGCTTCATCGACGGGCTAAACAAGCTTTGGAAGGAGAAATACCACGGCGATCTGGTGGTGTTCGACAAGGTGGTCTCGGCACCGATCGGCAATTTTCTGGCACAGCCGGCCCGTGTTGCCGAGGCCGACCCACGCAAATTCAAGATGAAACCATCCGATCCCGAACGCCATGTTGACCACAACTGGTCGCCGGACGGTGGCCAGTATACCGTGACGATCAGTAGCGGCTACTCGGTGCCCGAGTTCATTATAGATGCGATCAAACACACAGAAGAGGGTCAACGGCTCGCGATCGACAATCCCGTCGCCCATCAACCAGATCAATCTGGCGCGGCCACCAACGAGCGGCATTTTCGCGAATCGATCCTGTGGAATATTGAAACCGTGGTTAGCTATCCCGACTGGGATAAAACCACGAATAACTACCAAAAACATATCACCTTTTACTTGACGCCTCGCTATGTCAGTGGCAACGGGGCGTTGTCCCGCACCGAAGTGGACGAAGCCAAGGACCCGCAGGTTCAGTACGGCAAGGTGCGTTCGCTGGTCAGCAACGGTTTGCTGCGCCGCCGCTATGACTACGTGTTCACCGGACTGAATACCGAGGTGATTGATTTTAAACTCGGCTGGAAAATGACGTGGAGCGCGGTGATTCCCAACTACGGCGGCGGCGCGATGAAATACGAAGCCTTTCGTATCAATCGGCGGCTGAACACTGACAACACGCTGGCCACGGGCGGCATCGCCGTCACCAAGCCGGAAGAATCGCGGACGAGCGGCATCGTGCCAGCCTCGGCCTCCTCCACCACAACAGACCGTACCGCCTTCGGCCCAGCGAACAATCCGGAGCTTGGCGGCCGAACGTCTACCGCCGTCGCGGCGAATCGCACACCCTTTGGCTCTTTTAACAATCCCGAACTACGGGGGAGTATCGCGCCGGAGGTAATGAAGCTGTTCGCCGGGCCACCATCACAGGAAGCGACGCAAGCCAACATTTATATCGAAGACGAACTTGAGAACATCATAAACGCCAAGGAATTCGGCGTTCCAGTGACCCTGTGGCAGGGTAATCTCGACATTATAAACGAAACCGGCACGACCCACTATCTCGGGCAGGCATCACGCGACCAGAGCATCGCCGGCGCGGTCTGGGCACAAGACGGCACCAGCTTGACAAAGGAGTCCGACTACCAGCGGGCCAAAATGACGATCCGGGGCGATCCGTTCTGGCTCGGTCAAAGCAATCTGCAACGCGCGTTGGCCCTGCAAAGCAACAGCACAAAGGTCGCCGATCAAAGCACGGCGACGCCGGATCATTGTCAGCGAGTGCTGCTCTACTTCCGTTATCCGTTGATGACGGCACGGGATTTTAAGCCGGCGATGAAGACCAGCCAAGTGTTCAACGGCATCTATCAGGTTGTCGGCACGTTGCATACCTTCAGCGAAGGCGCCTTCAAGACCGAGTTGGATTTGTCTCGCGATAAACTCGCCGACCCAAAATTCTGGACGGGCGATCCCAATAAGACCAACGGCGGTGAAGGCTCACCGCCGATTTCGAGCATTACCCCGAATGCTGCTCAGCGCAATTTCGCAACTTCTCCGGGCGCCAGTCCGCAGCCCGGTGTCGATTACACGCCGGGCGATCCGGTATCCTTTACCAAGGCGTTTCTGCCGCTGGCCCAGCAAGAAAGTGCGCGGACCGGCTTGGCGCCGGAAGTCGTCCTTGCGCAGGCTGGCCACGAGAGTAACTGGGGCAAAAGCACGCCCGGCAACAATTTCTTCGGTATCAAGGGCACAGGCGGAACTTACCAAACCACCGAAATCATCAATGGTCAGGCGCAGACGGCCAATGCGAGCTTCGCCGGCTATCAGACATCGGCCGATAGCTTCGCCGGTTTTGGCGATCTGATGCTGACGAAACGCTATAGCCGCGTCGCTTCGGCTGGCGACTATCCGGCGCAAATCCAGGCGATCGCGGCCGCCGGCTACGCCACCGATCCGAACTATGCGAGGAAGGTGACAGCCGCCGCCGACAAGGTTCACGGAATCATTTCTACTTTGTGACGAAAATCTGCTAGAGTAGTACCATGCCAGCCAATAAACTCCCCGAGGCTTTTCGGGTCAATCCCCGCAAAATGCCGCTGTCGATCTACATCGGCTTTGTCAAACGGAACGAGGACGTCCAACGCATGGGGCGGCTATCGGTGTTCATCCCGGAGTTCGGTGGCGATGCCGCAGACCCGGCTTCGTGGATCATCGTCAGCTACGCCTCGCCCTTCGCCGGTGCCACCGACCCGTCGAAGATCAACCCGAGCAGCGTCACAATGGACGGCTCGCAGCAGTCGTATGGGTTCTGGATGGTGCCGCCGGACCTGAATAATGAAGTCGCGGTGTTCTTCGCCAACGGCGATATCTCTCGGGGATATTGGTTTGCCTGCTGTTACCAACAGTACATGAACCATATGGTTCCCGGCGTTGCGATCAATGCAACCACCGATCCGTCCCCGCCGATCAAGACCGGGCCGGTGGTTGAATACAACAAAGGCAATGTTGGCAGCGTCGAGCATCCGCTACGGCCGCGCTTCTTGCCATTATCGAACGGGCTTGCCGCCGAGGGTCTAACCTCTGATCTCGAACGCGGATCGGCTTCGACCTCGGCCCGGCGGGAAGCGCCATCGCAGGTGTTCGGTGTGCTGTCGCCGCGTGGTAATACGGTGCACATCGACGACGACACGGAAAATGAGTTTATCCGCCTGCGTACGCGCGGTGGTGCGCAAATCTTGATTCATGAGACCACCGGCTACGTCTATATGAACTCGAAAAACGGCAATAGCTGGCTAGAGATTTCCGACGCCGGCGTGGATGTTTATACCTCTGCCTCGATCAGTATGCACGCCGAGCAGGATTTTAATGTTCGCGCCGACCGCAACATCATCTTCGATGCCAACGCCAATATCTTTATGCGGGCGGGCTCGCAGATCACTATGCAGGCCGGAAAAGATATTCAGATCGGGGCTGGCGGCAATCTTGTCTTGTCGGCCGCTAAAGATGGCTCAATCAATGTCGGCGGCAATCTGCAAGCAAAAGCAGCCAGCGCTGTCCGCTTGCAAAGCGGCGGCGACATGAGCATGAACGCAGCGGGCAAGCAAATTCGCGCCGGTTCGAAGATTTTTGATAATTGCAACGGCGCCCCCGAAGCGTCGGCGGCCGATGCCGTCGGGCCACAAGGTGTCAATGCGCTGAACACAGCCACCACCGGTTCGGGCGGCACGCCGACATGGAAATATGGCGCCGGACGCATCAATACGATTGTCAGTCGCCTGCCGACACACGAACCGTGGGGTGGCCATCCAAACAGCAAAGTTCCGCCACCACCGATCGAAGACGGACCGCCGCCCACTGCCGGACCGCAAGGCTCGGGCAATGCCTCCAACGTCGGTCCCAACGGCGAATTGATGGACACCGGCTGTAGCTTCGGGGCAGCCAATACGAAGCCGATCTCTACCCAGAACTTCAACGCGATCTCGGCGGCATCGGATAAGGTCGGGGTGCCGTTATCGACGATGCTAGCATTCAGTGATATCGAGTCCAGTCATCAGGCGGGTGTCGGCGCCAGCACAAGTTCGGCCAAGGGTCTGTATCAGTTCACCAGTTCGACCTGGAACGGCATGGTCACGCAATACGGCAATCTCTACAACGTATCGACTGACCCGAACGCGATCTACGACCCCAACGCCAATGCGCTGATGGGTGCCCAGTTTATAAAAAACAATAGCGACATCTTGCAGAAGCAGGGCATTGCCAACCCGACGCCGGGGCAACTCTACATTATGCATTTTATGGGGCAGGGCGGCGGGCCGCAGTTGCTCAAAGCGGCACAGACGTCACCAGACGCTGATGCATCGACGATGTTCCCGGCCCAGGCAGCCGCCAATCCGACGATCTTCCAAGGCAAAACCGTCTCGCAGGTTGTGCAAAATCTTTCGACCAAGGCCGACAGCAAGGCTGCCGCCTATGCCGAACAGCAGGGCTTGCCCGCCCCCTGTTCGCGGCCTGGAGCATCCCAACAAGGCGCGCCGGGCACGCCGGCCGCGACCAATGCTGGTGCCGGTTGGACGCCGCCTGGATCGCCGCCGGTGGGCTCAACAGCCGCCGATGCCAAGGATTTTATCCAGAAAAACGATAGCGGCTTCGATCCAACCAAGAACAATTGGTGTGCTGGTTACACCAACGCGGTCTTGCAATCCCAAGGAATTCAAGGCAGCGGTTCAAATGTCGCCACTGGATTTATGAATTGGGGGCAGGCGGTTGATACCGCAAACGTGCAACAGGGCGACGTCGTCGTGCTGCCGAACGGGCATGCCGCTGGCGAAGTCGGTGGTCACGTCGGGGTTGCAACGGGAGTGGTCAGATCAGACGGAGCAATCCAAATTCTGCAAGGCAATTACGGCGGCAAAGTAGCCTATAGCTATGAGCAACCGTCGAAGGTGGTTGTGCGCCGGGCCACTTCAAAAGCGTGATGAAATAAAAATAAAAAAATTCTCCGAACTTCGTGCCACTGGACGCGTTTTCGCTTGGCACCCAACGGAGAGTGTAGCTCATGGCAAACGAAGATGATGAAGGCCGAAAGGACATCAACAAAGCTACGCGCGAAGACTTAGCGCAAATCCCACAGATGTCGGGGGCACGCGCCGAGGCGATCGTGCACTACCGTGAGCAAAACGGCCCTTTCAAAAGTTTTGACGAATTGGCCGAGATTCCCGGCATCGGTGAAACCATGGCCCGACAGGTGGAGTCGTACTTCACCCTCGGCAGAAGCTCATCGCGGGGTTCCCGCAGCAGTGGTGGTAGCAATAGTAGTGCGGGCGGCCAGAGCGGCAGTAGTGGAAGCCGATCCGGCGACGGGGATGACGAAGAGGAGGGCGGCAGCCAGAGCAAGGGCAGCAGCCGATCCGGCGGCGGGGGGCGAGAAAGCGGCGAGCAAAGCAGAGGTAGCGGTCGATCTGCCCGTGGCAGTAGCCGCGAGGACAAAGAGGAAGACGAGAACGACGATCTTGAAGGCGAGGCCGACGACGATCTGGAAGATGACGGAGAAGAGGGAGACGAAGGTACGGGCGAAAATAAAGGCCGGCGTTCCGGTGGCAGCGGCAGTGGAAACGACGACGACAAGGGCCGCTCTGGCAGAGGATCGTCATCGCGGTCCCGGTCTAGTCGCTCGTAAATTTTAACCACGGCGCAGCGCATGGTCTTTAAAAGACCATGCGCTTTTCGCTATGGCGCTAAATAGCGCATGCATCCCATGCGCGCCTTGATCCTTCTAATGGAAACCAGCAAGCGACCGGGCGGCCTGACGTCCGATCTCCCCGACAAGTTCTTCCATTTCACCCACGATCAAGCAATGGTCGATTCCATCGTGCAAAACGGCTTTGACGTAACGATGTTCGGCTATACTGGCAAGAAATTCAATATGCCGGATTGGACGCGCTACGATCCAGCGGGGGTGTACTGCCAGGACGCCGCAGCGGTCGCCAGCAGGGGCTACAGCCCGTGGGTGATCTTTCAGCTATCGGGACAGCCGACGGCGCTTGCGTCGCCCCACAGCTTCTTCCAGGAGCTTTCTGAGCACTATGGCTGCGTTGGTCGCGCCTTGACACGCCGACTACTTGCCGACGGCATTCAAGTGGTGCGCAATGTTCACGAATTCGTCGTGCTTGATCCACGGCTCATTGAGATTACAGACTGGAGTGGCAAACGCACGCGACGAACCGGCTCGCGCGACGGTATCTTTCCTGTCCAACCCGATACATAAGTCCGGCTGGTGGGGCGGGCGGTCCTCTTCCAACAGGAAGACCTTTGTATCCCACTTGCTCGGCGCGGACTAGACCTGCAACGGTCGTCCCGCAGCCCCGATGCCCTCGCTTTGTCGCGCGACAAGTGCTCAGCCGGAGGTGTCATATGCTCCTAGTTGGGTTTGTCGTCAAGTCTGTATTGTTAGAGGACGAGCACGCGCGTCAACCGGACGGTTGCCGTCAGGCTAACCTTATAAGATGTATCAACTGAGGGATCGTCTTCCTGAGCACCACCGCCGGCAGGTCCCCCAGACACAGCCGCCATCTGCACGGGGTTATAGGCACTAGCGGTACTATAGGCCGTAGCACGCATGGCCTTGGATAGCACCGGTTCGGCCCGCGCAAAGTCGATAGACCCAACTCGCCAACTGTCGCCAGCTTCAGCTTTCACAAGATTATTCAGCCGACCGGCTTCCTGTTGCGCTAGCGTGTAGATCGATTCGCGCAGTTTGACTTTGGCCTCTTCGACGCGCTCCCGTTGCGGTGAATAATCCAGCGCCGCGACTTCAATTTTCAACCCTGACTTGTTGACGTCGCGAAGTTTCTTATTCAGCGAAGCCGCTTCGGAGTCAGGAATACGCGCGGTGGCAGCGGCGTTCAGCCGTTCCAAGCCGTTATCGTCGTAGCGCTGCAAAGTGACGATTTCCCACGGTACATCGACAACTGTCCGCAGGGTCGCCCGCAGATCAAAAGCGGTCTCGTCGCTTATTACCTTGCTGACGCTGAGGGTCGCTCTCACCGTGTCGGAGGTGATCGATTCGTCTACAGTAAACTGTAAAGTGACTGCGTCAGAAATAACGGCGGGTTC